TGGAAGTCACAGACATAAGGCCTGCCTGTGGTTTCTATCTTTTGAATCTTTATCATTTTTTATCCTTTCTTTATACTATTACTCTATAAAGGGGGTCTGACATTTTGGGGGATTTTTAGGGGTGTTTTATAGAATGTTACTATTTTGTTATAAACGTCGCCACCTTTCGGTGGGAATGTCAAATCGACACGCCGTGTTTTAGAAATTTTCTTTGTATAGCAAGTGAGTGATCACAGCAAACAAAGAAGCTACAACAACAAAGCCAGTGCCCAAGACCAGGCCATACATTATGAATCCATTGAGTGGAAAAAACCACATTGAAAAAATTGCGGTAAGTATTGAAGCAATTGTTAGAGTTAGGGTTGTTCTCATTAGTTATCCTTTGCTAGTTCTGTTTCTAATACTACAATAGAGGCAATAGCCTTGTCAAATTCTTCCCAAGTGTCAAAAGTTAGAGTTATCATTACCAAGCCCTTCTAGTTCCAAGTGCCTTAGCAACCTTGATTAGTCCGTTGATTTCGTTGATTAGTTCCCAACTAGGGTCATCAGAGATAGACATTAGCAAGTCAATCTCATCTTCTACAGCCTGTAGATTTAGGAGATTTACCTTAGCGTATCTAGTTAGGCTATCTGTTGGGGTTGTGTATCTTTTCATTGTTTATCCTTTCTATCTAGATACTAGCATAAACCACCGACATTTTAGTCAGTGATTTTCACAATCTCAAAACCCATTTTCTTTAGGTTCTGAACCTGTGTTTCTAGAGTGTTTGGCATAGCACCAAACCAAATCATTGAGGAACCAACTTTGTTTACAAAAATCTTTTTCATTTTGTATCCTTTCTATTTATCTAATTTATCTTTATATATATATCTAAACATACTATTAGTGAAAAGTCAAGTATCAAAACATACAAACTTTAGCGTGTCGTTTTGTAGGGTTCAAACAAAAGTTATTAACAGAGTTATTAACAGGTGGCACTAGTGTGTGCTCACTAAGTTTTTTGTTGTGTTTGTTGTAAAATCTGCATCATACATCTCTACAAAATATTCAGATTTTGCAAAATATAAAATTTTTCAGATTTTACACTGTGGTGGGGTATTTTTTAAAATACTTCTCTAGCTCTGCATCTTGCAGGATTTGCATATTTTGGTAATGAGAAGGTAGCAGGTATTCTGATCCATCTATTGACATCTGACAAACCAGGATGTCTAAATAATCATTTTCAGAAAAATTGGTTGGTGGTCTCCAATGCATTTGGTGAGATCCAGAAAAGACTAAAGCTTCATTAGATGCGAGGGTATCACATGTATCATATGCACATAGCTCCCAATCCAAAGTACTATCCAATTGAATAGATAAAGTAATAGATGGCTTCTTTAGCTGATTGTCGCTATGTGGTCTTAGCTCTGGCTGATGTCCAGTTTTAGTTGTATATCTAGCAAAATGTACTTGTGCGGTCTTAAGAGATAGTCCTGTAACATCTTCTGTAAAATCTCTTATTGTTAAAAGAAAGTTATTGTCAAAACCTTTAATATATGCAAAATATCCTAGCTCTGGAACATTTAGATATTCTAGACCTTCTCTATTATCTGGCGGTAGATCAGGAGCTAGCTCCTCTGGGAAAGCATTCTTGACGCATTCATACACATAGGCATAATCCTCCTGAGATAAAACATCCTTGACAACAAAAGGCTTAAATTCTGTTAAGTTCGTCATTTAGGCTTCTTTCCAGTAAGTGCTTATACTTCTCGATAAACTGTCCTGATATCTTATCCATTTCGTCAAAGTAGCTATCCTCCAAGACGGTATCATCGTCATCTTCAATATATGTCTGCAAGATAATCACATCAAAGTAATCATCGTCTTTAAATTCTATGTCTGGTCTCCAGTGTACATCCTTAGATCCAGAGAAAAGCAATATCTGGTTCTTTTCTAGATTATATTTCTCGTCGTTCACATAGATATCCCAATCTAGTGTTGTATCTAGTTCTATAGTAGCTGTTAGGGATGGTCTCTTTACCGCCCTATCTACGTGCGGTCTTAAACGTGGACGATATCCAGAATCTCTTGTGTACCGTGCAAATAGGACACCTGGCAAAGCTACTGTGGCATGGAGGATATCTTCAAGCTTTTCTCTAATTGTTTCAACGACATCATCCTTAACTACGTCAAAGTAAATAATAAAGCCGTTGTTGTCGATAACAGCAAAACCATCGTCATACTTGCCAAGATCATTTTTTAAGTTGTTTTCGATCTTTTCATGTACGGCCTCATATACCAAATCATAATGTTCTTTAGTTAAAAAATCTGAGGCTACAATAGTTTTTTCCATAGATATATGATACACTATAGTTATGTGTAATGGCAATTGTACTTGTGGCAAAGAGCAGCCACAGCCAAAGTAATTATCGGATTATAGTATATTCTTTTAGCAGGTCGTAAAGCTCTCCGTTTACACGGTTTAGCTCAGGCTGCATCTCTTCTATTGCCTTGTCGATCTTTTCAGCCGAACCACCAATATTCAGCATTGCTTCACGATTCATCTTGTTAATGTAATCTGTCATTAACGCTACAACTTCATCTCTAAACATTTCTACCATTTCTCCAAAGGGCATTTAGCCTGTCTTAAAGTGGATTTCAATTTCATAAAACATCCACACTTTTTGCATTTCGTAAGACGCTTGTCCAGCCATGGACATTGGTTACAAATTGCAAGTCTCTGTTCGATAAGTTCTCTATCGCTCCTAGGTTGGCTAGGATCAAATAGATCAAAAAACTTCACATCGCCCATCTATAAATGATACCACACATAGGCTACATGTTGCATATATGTTTATGCATATTGGGTAGATAGGGTGTATGGGATCTCTTATTCCGCCGAGCTACATCCGCCGAATTTAATTTCTATTTTTACGCCGAACTAAAAAATCAGTTATAATTGTTATATTATGACCCCCATCGAAATAACTAACATGATACTGGGAATTGTAATTTCCGTAGGAACCATAATCTCAATTGCCGCCCTGGGAATCAGATGGCTAGTCAAGCATTATTTTGATGAAATTAAAGCAGAGCTAAAACCTAATAGTGGATCAAGTATAAAAGATCAGGTTACTAGACTAGAAAAACAAATGGTAGAGTCTCAGGAACAGCGAAAAGAAGCTAACAAAAAAATAGATCACATGTACGATCTGCTTATTGAATATATCGCAAAAAGCTCAGAGCCAAAAAACTCAGCAAGAAAAACTACAAAAAAATCAAGCTAAAAGCCGATTATTATATTATAATATAAAAACTAAATCGTAAATTTAATATTTAAGATATCTTATATATAGATATATATTATACTCGAATATCAGCTTTGTCAAGTCATTTTTTGATAACAATTGTGTAAATTTTTTGTTACATTTTGATAAACTGTGAAAACATACATATAATAAGAAACTTTATGTTATAATTTATACAACTAGTGTTCAGGGAAGTCTCTCATACCCACGTCCTTGAACACTAGTTTTATTATTTTTACTGGTATAATTAGAGTATTATGGCTAATTGTGGACCTCAAGTATTCGGTGCTGATCCGATGAATCTTAAATGGCAAATTGTTAGGGGAGATACCTCTCCTCTGAGGGTAGAATTTTACGAAGATGACGAAGTAACCCCATATGATACTACTGATTGGGAATTTGCTGCCTCTGCCTATGATTTTAAAGCAGATACCGTGGATGAGCTTGATATTGAAGTCGGAGATGGGTATGTAATTATTACAGCACCCTCAGACATAACTCAGTACTGGGGCACTGGATATAGATCGTCCGTAGCAGAATTAGCCTTTGATCTCCAAGTCATAGTTGATGGAGAAACCGTCTGGACACCTATTGTTGGTACCATTTCGGTTATTGGAGACGTTACAGGAGGAAGTTTATAATGCCAACAGTTAAAATTGTGCCTTTCCCAGGCGGACCTGGCCCACGTGGCGAACAGGGACCAAGGGGGTACCAGGGAGATCCTGGGCCAACCTATACTCCAACAGGAGCTTCAGGAACTTTTGTTTCAAATGATAACAAAACGATAACAGTTGTTAATGGAATTATTACAGCAATCACAGAGGGAGATTAATATGGCAACATCACATGCACTAGTTACTTTAGGAAATTCTACAGCTACAAGGCTTACCCCAAACGGAGTTCACTCTGGTATGGATATCACTATTCAAAACGTAAGTGACGAAAACTATGTTTACATTGGTGGTGAAGACGTAAACCCTGAAGACTTTGGATACCGCTTGAGCCCTGGCCTAGCTATTTCCTTTGAGCTTCCTGGAAAAAACGCACTTTATGCCATTGCAGACGAAAATGAAACTTTGATCGCAGTTCTAAAGACTAATCTGGAGACTGGTAACTAATGGCTAGATTTTCTCAGAATTCATCCAGTAATGATGCATCAGCACTAAACTACGTACAGGTAGTTGGAACGCAGCAGGTAATCTCATCTGCCCCAAACTCAATTATTGACCTAAACATTACAACTACTGGTAAGCCAGTTCAAATCTCTATAACTGGTGAGGGTGCAAATGCAAATGCTGGATCTTGGCTAAGACTCAACCTATTCCGTGACAACGTAGAAATCGGAAACGCAATTCAGCTTGAGTCCTCTGCAGCTTCTGAGAACGTACCATTCGCAATTAACTTTATTGATGCAGTAGAAGCAGGTACATATAACTATTCTGCTCGTGTTACATCTATTACTGGTGGTAACTGGACATTTGGTGAGGCTGCTGGTCCTGTTATGAATGCCGTTGAGCTTACTGGTTTTGAGGGTGATCGTGGTCCTAGGGGATTTACTGGAGCTGACGCTCTATGGAACTTTACTGGTGCCTATGACCTTGGTGCATCTTACGCTATCGGAGATGTTGCAACTTATGAAGGACAAACCTGGTACAGACTAGATGCTAACGGCGGTAACACTGGAGATACCCCAGTAGAGGGAGACTTCTGGACTCTAATTGCACGTAAGGGTGACACTGGAGATACCGCAAATATTGCTGACTTTGTGTTTGAAGTTGATCCTGATAACCTCAGCACGATGACTGTGGCTAATCACGACATGGCAATTCGCACTACTCGTGATGATAACCAAGATGCAGACATAAGTATTGAATCTGCAGATGACGTTTGGGTTTACGCAAATGGAGATGACATTCATCTTTATGCAGCAGACGACGTAGAAATTACTACTAACAATAACGGTGACACGTCCTACAACTGGGAGTTTAGAAATACTGGTGGACTAAAGTTCCCAGATGGCACTGTTCAGAATACCGCCTATACTGGTGGCTCAGGTGGCGGTGGCAACACAGCTGACTTTGTATTTGCTCTTCATGAGGACGGCGAGGACACTGAAAGCAGAATGACGATCCACAACCACGACATGCGTATTGAAACGACTCGTGATGGTGAAGAAGATGCAGACATTGAGATTAACTCAGCAGATGATGTTTGGATTACAGGATACGACGAAGTTGAAATTCGTTCAACTACCGATGAAGTAAGAATTATTACAAATAATTTCCAAACTCAATGGCACTTTAGACCTGATGGTGGCATTCTCTTCCCAGACAATACCGTCCAGACAACTGCCTATACAGGTAATGACGCAGGTCTTCCACAAGACTTGGGAACTTCAGATAGCCCAACATTTAACAAGATTATTCTTACAAGCAATAACGGAGAAGCAGACAACATTGCAATTGGTGATGACGCATTTGTTGGCGATGCCAATGTTGCAAACCACGTAGCAATTTTTGGTAACCAAGATTCAACTAATGGCGGTATTATTCTAGGTGACGGACTTACAGAGACACTATCTTCTGATGGCTCAAACCTTTTTGTAACTGCAGACAACGACATTGTTCTTAACCCTGGAAGTACATATGCTTACATTGGTACCCCAGAACTAGACGGAAGCAATAGAATTGCCAAGATGTCTGACATCCAAGGTGGCGGACCAGACAGCCACGGTAACTTTGAGTTCAATAACAGCGAAATGTTTACCGAAGGCTCAATGGATATTAATGCTAAGCGTGAGGATTCAGCATTAGGTGCTGCTATTGAGCTAGACCCAAATGATGGCTATATTGCTCTTTTTGCATACTCAAGCCCTAGAACTAATTCTTTCTCACCAGACGACTGGTCAGATGCAATGTGGTTAACATGGGGAGAAGGTGGAAGCCAAGTAGTTCTAAGTGGTGCCAGCTCAATAACCACATACATGGGTGAAGAATTTAACTCAGCACCTTTCCAGTCTATAAGCGTAAACGGTTCAGATTTTTACTCCTATCAGGGGGGATCAAGTGGAGACGGTCAAACAACCATCTATCTATCAGGTGGTTCTCCAGACTTCCCTACCACTGTAACTTCACTTGAGTTTAAGCATCAGACCGAATCACGCATTGAAATTGATGATGACGATGAGGAAATCTTGATCCAGGGTATAGGTTTAGATGTAAACCTTGAGTCAACAGAGGGCATTACGTTTAGGTCTAATCTAAATAGCAATACAGAATATACCTGGGCAATGGGATCAAATGGCGAATTTAGACTTCCTGGTGACGGATACATTCAGAACGTTGCCAATGGTTCTGGTGACGGCAGTGGGAACGACACAATCAAAATTGTTCCAGACTCAAGCCTTGACAATGACCAATACATAATCATTGATCCAACCTTTGGTTCTCCAAACCACATTCACATTCGTGCAGGTGGTGAGCAGGATAACTCAAGTGCAGACTTGATTCTCGGTGGTGAAAGAACTCACGTCAGGCTATCTGACACCGATGGGGCAGTCTACGTTTCTTCGAAGCGAGAAGACACAACCACCGCTTATGTAAACGGCGGTGGCTTTGAGGCTAATGTTCTAGCCATCGTTGGAGATCTATCGCACATCCAGCCATATGCAAACTTCAGTGTTGAGGTGGGCGGAGATCTCTATCAGATCGACTATGTAAGCTACAACTCTGGCACAAACGTAACTCAAATTACCGCAACCCCAGCAACGTTTGAAATGAACGGTGTCTACGTAATCCACCAATCAAACGGTGAAAACTACTGGGCATTTAACGAAAACGGATATCTAATGGGTCCTGCAATGGGTAGCCTAGGTGTTACAGGTATTATAAATGCTGATGGTGACCTATACGTTCAGTCCTCCAATGACAATGTATCTGTTAGCAGTGGTGCAAGCATAAACCTAAATGCTAACAATGCTGTTAGAGTAACTACAGATGGTGGGGATTCGGCTTGGGACTTTGGTGCTGACGGAAAGCTGTACGGTCCAGGAGAAGAGGGTACTCTAATACTTGGTGGAGAGCTTTTGACTACAGATAGGAACATGTCAATCAGGTCTACCCAGCAGTCAGTAGTTCTAAGTGGACAGCTTGGAGAATTCCTGGGAAGTTCAGATGATGCAAGCAGCCAGATTGCAACTATTGGAGATGTAAACGCAGCTAGATTTGGTGCCTCAGCATCATTCTTTAGCACGGTAGACCAGGGTCCATCTGCTGCAAACACAATCCAGGCATTTACCTTTAACAATACTGATTGGGCAACTGGAGTTACACTTGGTAGCACAACTCAGATAACGATGGCAAATGCTGGAAAGTATAATATTGCGTTCTCAGCTCAAATGCACCAAACCAATAGCTCTGGCCTTATCAACATCTGGCTAAACAAGAACGGTACTCCGCTAGCAAACTCAAACACAAAGTTTGCAATTACTTCTAATAATCCATACTCTGTTGCAGCACTAAACCTGTTTGTAGATGCTGCTGCTGGTGATTACTACGAACTTATGTGGTCTTCTGACAGCCAACACACGGTAATGGAATATGAGGCAGCAACTGGTTCTGGAGCAACACTCCACCCAGCAGTACCATCAGTTATTTTGACGGTAAATCAAGTTGGATAGCTTTTAGCGTTACAACAGCATATATTATTCTTTAATAATCTGAGATAATATATGTATGCCAACCTCTAAAAGTATGGATTTCCCAAAAACAAACTATGCTGCTGCAGTTAGTAAATCAAAATCAGATGAGCCATTCCTTATTCCAGTAGCTGGACCACAGGGACCAGCTGGAAATCCTGGTCCAAAAGGAGATCGTGGAGAGCCTGGCCAGCCTGGAAAAGATGGTTTGCCAGGACCAAAAGGAGACAAGGGAGCACCAGGAAAAGATGGAAAATCTTATTTGGGCTCTTACGGACAAAGTATTGGTTGGGCAAAATATATAAATTCTAAACCATCATCAATAGCACTTGGCTCAGACCGTGGAGAGGATGGTTGGGTAACAGTTTTTATCAAAGACGATGACAAAATAGAAAGCTACCTACCAGAAGGCGGAGTTTCTCTATACAACAAAGAAGTTAAAAGATTTAACTTTAAGGGCCTAAAAACTGGTACGCAGGTTCAAATTGTTTATAACTTTGTGATAACAACACTTAACCCAAATACCGAAGTATGGGCAAGAACCATTTTCCCAGAATCAAAAAATGAAACAACCACTTTTGTGGCATCCTTAAAGTATCAATATGAGTATGATTTGTCTACGACCCACAACTTCACTATTGATACTGATATAGACAGATCCTCTGGTGCCATCATTCAGCTACGTACTGATATGCAGTCTTCTGTCAAGCTAAAATCAATATATATATCAGTTTATTAGTGTATAATGATATCATGGCTTTTCCAGGTACCCACAACATTTCATATTATCAGGGAGATACCCTAGAATTTACTATTAGGCCGAAGGCATCAGATGGCTCAGCATTTTCTCTAGATGGATATTCCAGCAAATTCTTTATTGCTGACAGAAGGGGTCCATCTTTTACCGTTCAGCATGAGTGTACTGCAACTATATCTAATGGTGCAGTGTTTTGCACAATTTCTCCAGGTGTTGGTAGATTACTAACTGCTGGTACTACATACTTTTATGATGTTCAAATAAGCAAATCTGCAGGGGCGGTTATTCACACTTTGCTAACTGGAACAATTTCAGTTACAGCAGACATTACTGGAGCTGCATAGTGACCGTATTAGTTGCAAACGATGACTTAACTGTAATTGGTGGACCAACATCAATCAATGTTAGTTTAGATATTGGGGCAACTGGAAAACGTGGAAGCCGAATATTCCTAAGTCCTGGTAATCCAAATGATGTTGCAATTGGACAGACTCCAGAAGTTTTTGACTTAGTTATAAACGTTCTTAGATCAGATCAGGAATACCTGTATCTGTATCAGTATCAAAACTTAGGTGCTGCTAACCAATGGGTGCCTCTTTTTAAGCTAATGCCAGACACATTTTCAGAAAATCTAACAAAGCTATTCGTTGATGGAGAAACTGAGATTAATGTTCCAATATTTAGCATCACCTCAACTGAAAACCTAACTGCCCAAAATTTTAATGTTCAATGTTCAGTGATTGAGGCACACCCAGTAGTTTCTTCTGTATCTATTGGAGAAATTCAAATAATTGACGATGTACAAGTTTTACCGCTTTCTGTAAGTTCTGTAGAGTTCGTTGATGGCGAATGGACACCATTGTCTGGAACTAAGATAGTTCATTTAACGATTACTGTGGTATAATTTAAAATGGTGATAAAACATGGCATCTGAAAATATTGGCCCCATATATACTACTCAAATTCCAGGGTACGAAGACTCTGCTGATATTCAGGCAGCACTAAAGCTATATCACTATGGAACAACGACTGTTCCAACTCAAGAATCTCAAATAGTACCAAACTCTGTCGCTGGACACATAAAGGCCCTTGATACAAGAGTAGATACCATAGAATCTTTAGGTGTGGGATCATCATATACAAACGTAGAGCCAACATCTCCAGTAGAGGGCTTTATTTGGGTTAAGGCCGATAGCACAGTTCCACAATTTAATGTCCCTACATGGAAACTTAAAGGCTCTGGAAATCTTTCTGGAACATCTTTCTCAGTTTCTAATATTTCTGGAGAAAAGGTTTACTTAATACTAAAAGATTGGGGACATTCAAATACTGGAGAAGATGTTGGCCTAGTTATTAAGTTTAATTCTGATTCTGGACCAAACTATGTTAATACTGGAGGGCTTACTTCTGCCTCTGGTTTATATTCTCCAGAGTTTCCAAATACAACAACTCAAGATTTGACGGTAGAAATAGATTTAGCAAACACTGCAGCAGCTCTTAAACCAGTTGCAACAATTGCAGATACTTCTGCTGGTCCATATTTTGGATACTACAAGAATACAAATGAAATTACATCAGTTCAGGTAACACTGTCTAGCACTGGAAACTTTGATACTGGATCTTACCAAGTCTGGAGTTATGAATAATGTCTACTATTTCTTCTACCCCTAAAGTTGCCTACATCTATGACTCTCAAACAGATACATGGCACCCAACTGCTGGAGCAGCAAACACCTCAGAAAACTATTCGTGGTCTGGCGAACACACCTTCAACGATTCTGTAACCCTGAACGATGTAGTTGTTGCAAAAGCTGGCATTAATAATTTTCAAAATCCTACAGCGAGAGATGCAGCAATTCCAAGTCCAGCTAACGGAACAGTTTGTTTTGTTAGACAAGACAATTCTGGAAATTCAATTAGGCAAATTCAATATTATTCTTCAACCAGTTCACGATGGGTAAACTACTATGACGCTCAGCTTGAAAATAAAACTGCCAACTATGTTATTACTCTAAGCGATAGTGCTAAGGCAATTACAATGGACTCATCTTCCGCAAACACTGTCACTGTTCCAGCAAATTCTACAACAGCAATTCCTGTAGGAACTATCGTAACAGTTATTCAGACTGGAACTGGTGCAACATCTTTTGTAGAGGCATCAGGAGTAACAATAAGAAGCAAAAACTCCCACAAAACTTTAAATACCCAGTATTCAGCTGCACAATTAGTAAAAACTGATACCGATATTTGGATACTATTAGGCGATCTTAAGGCATAGGAGGTCCAATGTTAAATGCTGGAATCCTTGCATCTTCGTCTTCCCTAGTTTTAGTGCCAGATCTATCAAACTTTAATCTTGCCCAGGTTAACTCAGCATTGCAGACAGCTGGGCTTGTTGTTGGCACTGTTACGACTACAGGAACAAACGCTACACCATCAAATAGTGGACTAGTTTCCTCACAATCGCCAACTGCTGGAACGCTTGTTGAAAGATTTAGTCAGGTAAATTATGTAACCTACTCATATACAGCACCAAGTCCAACACCAACACCAATTACGCCAACACCAGTTACACCAACCCCAGCAAACTGGTATGCAGCTGGGTGTTGTAACGGTTCTCCAATATATGATTCAGATAATGACTATAATACTCTTAATCAAAGATTTACAGCATCATGTGCTGGTGGAACGCTAACAAATACATCTATTGGTACTACATCTTTTATGTCTGTGACCTGTACTCCAGCTCCAGTTCCAGCTCCATCACAAGATATTCCAGTTTGGTATGGTGCTGCCTGTTGTGGAGGAACTGCAATAACATCTTCAAGTGCCGCTAGCTCGTCAAACGTTTATGACAATCTTGATGCAAACTGTATTGGCGGAACAATTTATAACGCAACAGTTATTTTGGGAACTTTTGGAAATCCAAGTTATCCATCTATTAGCTGTACCTCAACACCTACACCAAGTACGCCAACACCAGGTGGAACAGTCTGGTATTGTAGCTATAGCGGAACTGATGGATCTGCTAGAACAACCCAGACATCAGATTTAACACAAACAGGAGACTGTGACTATGCTGTTGTGTGTAGCACTTCTGGATATCCAGCCTACCCAAGCTATACCCCATGTGGTGGCTCTACACCTACACCAACACCTACACCAACACCTACACCTACACCAACTCCATCTGGCGGAGGAACTTGTGGTTCTGCTTGTGGAAACTGTCTAGACTATGGATGTACATGGTATTACAGTGGACCATTTGGCCCATACTGCCAATGCTAAAAATATCATTTTTGTGATCAAGCGAACTTGTGATATAATTTTTATGATATGAGAGGACACGCCTTAAAATGGAAGAAAACTTAAATCCTTGGCAAAAATATAAGAAAAATCTTGGTGACACCAGGGTTTGGGACATGGTAAATCCAAATGCAGAACGAGTTGATGATGAGACTGCAGCAAAAAGGCTTGCAATTTGCAATGAGTGTCCAGAATTAATTAAACTTACAAAACAGTGCAAAAAGTGTGGATGCTTTATGGCTGCAAAAACTAAATTGGGTAGGGCCACCTGTCCTCTAGGGAAGTGGTAATATGAAAAAAATCGAACTTGCAACTGGAATTATGGTTTATGATGATGTTATTCCAAATCATGAATCACTTGTAAACGACATTGAAGAAGTTGTGTCATCAGGAGCTGTCTCTTGGCAGGCCGCCGCAGTAAAGACATATGACCAACCAGCAGTGGATACTAACAGTAGAGACACTAGCACAATATCTGTTCCATATAGCTCACAACCTGCGGTAGATTATTCAAATCCACAAACAACTTTCTATGGAGAGCTATCAAACATTTTTTATTCAAGCTTTGATCCTATTGAGCGTGATTATATGAATTCTTTTGGGATAAACTTTAAAGATCATTATCCTTGGGACATTCTAAAATATGGTATTGGTCAAAAGTTTACGAACCATATAGATGATCACACAGACTATCCACGTAGAGTTTCTACTGTTTACTATATGAATGATGATTACATGGGCGGTATGATTCATTTTCCAAGATTTAACCTTAGCTTCAAGCCAAAGGCAAATCAGATGATTCTCTTCCCATCAAACTATGTTTATAACCACTCTGTTGTTCCAGTAATAGAGGGTACTCGCTATGCAGTTGTGAGCTGGATTAACTAGCATGAAGGAACCAGTGATTCTAGACTCAGTATTGAGTTTTGAGGATCGTAACGAGCTTGTTAATGCAGTAAAAGACTATAAGCGATTTGAATTCCAGCCTGGATTTTCTAGATACATAGCATCAGATATGACAATATCAAAGTTGGGGGAACTGGCAAATAGCCTAATTCCATTAGCAAGAAAAACCTTTAATAGTAACACTTTGCTACCAAGCTATACGCTTTTTTCTCATTATGAGGGAGCTAACCCACCACCAAGCTTGTACAAGCATAAAGATGACAATGCCTGTACATATACGATAGACCTATGCCTATATCAAACTGAGCCATGGGATTTATGGGTAGATGACAAATCATACACGCTACAAGAAAATCAAGCATTAGGGTACTATGGCAACGATCAACTTCATTGGCGAGAAAAGTTTCCAAAGCCAGGGGCTCAGCATGTTGCCATGGTATTTTTTCATTTTGTAGAACCAGATCATTGGTGGTTTACAAAGGGTAGCTCATATCTAAACGTTATTCGTGGACAACTTACTAATGATGCTTGGGAAAAAAGCGAGTCAATTCGGAAAAGTATGAATAATGTCTAAAGCAGTATTCTTGGTTGACCAAGCACTCCAGTTTTTTCCACCATTTGACATTTGATAAGCAATTCTTGCATTAGTTAGTGGATCATACAAATCCTCATTGGAGGATAGTCCATACTTTTTTCTACGATCAGGCCCCATTGAGCCAGTCATATTAATCTGAAATAATCCATAGCAATTGCTAGACTTGTTTAGTGCCATTGGTCTTTTTGTAGATTCCTTTACGACAATGGCCCAAGCATACCTTAGCTCATATCCCCTAAATCCAGCCTCTTTTAAAATTGAGATAAGCTCTTTATCAGATAACATGGTTTTTGGGGTTCTAGTAGACTTAATAATCTCGTAGTCTCCACGTTCAAATGAAACTGTGTACGTGTTTGGAACTACCAGGCTCTGAGTCTTTGGAGAATTCAAGAATCCAAATGTGGATATAGATAGGGTTGCACTAATTAACCCAATAGCTATGATTACATGCATTAGTTTTCAAGTATCCTAACAAAGGTAATTTCGCTTTTCTTAAATTTTTCATCAGAAAGAGATACTAGCTCTGTTACAGTTCCCTTACGCCTAGCGTGAATGATTTCATTATTTCCAACGTATATCCCAATGTGATAATACTTTTCAGCATTATAGTGACGGAATGCAACCAAATCTCCTACTTTGGGATAGTCCACATGAAATCCAGCATAAAGAGCTTGCTTTGTTGCAGAATGCTCTAGCTCAACACCAAGACCACGATAAAACCAAAGAGTCAGCCCTGAACAGTCCCACCCACTTGGGGTAGATCCACTAAATACATACCAGGTTTTATTTACATAGTTCCTTAGCTCAGAGACTCTTATTTCTAGCAATAGCTTGTTCTCTTTGAGCATCTTTTGTCGTTGTTTTTCAGCCTCAATCTCCAAGAGCTTTTCTTGTTGAATTTGAACAAGCTCTAATACGTCTTGTTGCTCTTGCCCAAACATCTCTGAGACGCTTTGGGGTATTACCTGACTATATGATTTTTCAGGCATCGTTGAATCTGATACAGCCTTGGCTTTTTCTGGGGTTTGAGTTGTAAGGCCCATAATAATTAGTCCAAAGACTACAATTGCAGCAATTTTTTTGTTATCCATTGCTACCTCCTTTTTATTCTTTTCGTAGTTACGGCTCTTACACAGCCTCACCGACAATATTTTTATTAGTGCGATAGCAATAAAATTGTCTGTTTTTTAGAGTTAGTACTCAATGTCACTTTGTTGTTACTCTGTTTCATCGTTTTGTCCTCCTAGAACAAAAACTCCCTTTTCAGGAAGTTGGATATAATTATACCATTATTTAACCCCATGTTCAACTTTTTTGCGTGGTATAATTATTGGATGGCAACTGGACAATCGGACGCATATGATCTACCCTATCCATTAGCAGAGGATAATGTTAATGTTCATGGGGATATTAAGCAGCTAGTAGAAAAACTTGAGGCTGTCTTGCCCCTAGCATCATATTCACAGGTAAATGTGTTAAATAATAGTGGACAAGTAATTAATGCTGGAGATCCAGTATATGTTACTGGATATACCACTGCTACAACGGTAGCTAAAGCTACACAAAGTACAACGGCACCAATCTTAGGATTGGCAAAAAGTTCAATCGTTAACAATGCTAATGGAATTGTTGTAGTGTCTGGAATCATTCAAAATATTAATACATCTGCATTTGCTGCTGGAGATATTTTGCATGCAGGAACAAACGGCGGACTGACTAACGCAGAATTGCCTGGCGGAGCAGTAGCCGTTGTTGTTTATGCAGCTGAAAATGGAATAGTCTCTGTTGACTCAAAAGGTAATGGAACATGGGGGGCACTAAAAGCTGGACTAGCTTAATAGTGATATAATGATAAAATGGTAAGAACAGCTGCTTATAATGTAGGGAACACTCCTCCAAGAGTTACTTGGACAGTTGTTCGTGGCGATACCGCATCATTTAGGGCATACGTAACAGATGACTTCAAAGTAGCCTTAAATATCCCAGACTGGACAATTTCCATGAAGATCAAGCGTCCAAATCTTGCCATCAATGCTGGAAAGATTACGGATGATGCAACCCTTGTTTTAATTCTATCACCAGAACCCATTGATGGCGATGGGGCTGGAGAGTTTACAGTTTCTTTAACAGCAGAAGAGTCTAATGTTCTTCAAACTGGGGATATTTTTGACATCCAGCTATCTGATGCTACAAGAGTTTGGACAGTTGCTCAGGGCAGCATGATAATTCTTGAAGATGTGACAGACTAATGGCCTTTGTAAAGATTTCGGAACGCAACTATTCTTCTAAAATAAAAAAGCATTTTAGCTATGGCATTTTTAGAATTGGCAAAACTTCTAGAAAAGTAGAGATAAAAGAGGTTCTTCCTTTTAGGATTAAGTTTACAAATACCAACATTAGAAGCAACTATGGACCAGGTAATGCTGCCCCAATCGGAATAGCAATTATTGGCCTAAACAATTACGTAATGTAAATAAACAATGATATAATTTAATCATGTCTAGAACAACCCTATCTTATGTAAAGACCAGATTTGAGACTGGTGACCGTCCAGAGCAGCAAGACTACGTTGACCTAATTGATACAGTGTCAGCCCAGTCAACTGACCTTGGTACTTTTGGAAATAACGAAAACACAATCAATGAAATCGAAAACGTAACAGTTCTTGATAGCTTTGATGCGACTGTTTGGAGAATGGTTAAGTACCTGATTTCTATTTCTAAAACCACAAACGGAGATAATAAGTTCTACGCAACAGAATTGACCATACTAGTTGACGGTAACAACGTTAATGTTAGCGAATATGGAACGATAGACAACGATGGGAATATGGGAACCATAAGCGTCTCTAGAGCTGGAGATACAGTGGCAATTACACTAACTCCAGATTCAGTAATCAAGCCAGTAACTGTACGTTATGCACGTATGGGACTTAAGGCATAGACTAATAGGAGATAATAATGGCAACAGTAAACAAGAATTTTAAGGTCAAGCATGGCTTGGTCGTTGAAGGTACCACAGGTACCATTGCTGGTGAGGACATCCTTACCAAAAAGCAAGAAGATATTGATTATATTATTGATCAAGTTGGTGGCTCTGGTGTTCCTACTAATACCCCAAATACCCTAGTCCTTCGTGATGAAAACGGAGACTTCGCTGCTAACGATATTACAGCAAATGAAATTAGCATTGGCTCAATAGGTCGCATTTACGATGACGGTGGCGACATGGTCATTGACAATCTTGATGGCAACGATGTTACGATTAATGCTGATGATATTAGACTTAATGCACAAGATGATGTTCGTGTCAGTGCAAACGATTTAGTTCAGCTTACATCTAATAATGGAGACATTGAGCTGGTTGCAAATGGCAATGTCTACATTGGGACTGACAATAGTCCAGAATATGTGGTAGTTGCCAAGGGAACACTTGACAGCCACATTGGTGATGTAACTGTTGACGGCACTGCAGGAAACACTGTAACTGACAGAATTGCTACTGCTAAGCAGGAAGCTATTGATGCTGGTTCTTCAGACGTAACCACTCACTCAAACCTTACAACTGGAGTTCACGGTGTAACTGGTGATGTTGTTGGAACAACTGACACTCAGACACTTACAAACAAGACTCTTGGTTCTGGAACTAATCTTTCTGTAAACCTAGACATGAACGGTAACAAGATTGAAGATCTTGGAACACCTACTGCTGGTACAGATGCTACAACTAAGAACTATGTAGACGATGGAGATACCGCAACTCTTGGTTCCGCCAACTCCTACACAGATGACGAAATTACTGCACTAGACACTTCTCTAAAGGCTTATGCAGACCAGGCAGAGTCAGATGCAATTAGCTCAGCAGCTTCAGCTGCAGCAGCTCTATATGCACCACTTGCTGGAGCAACCTTTACTGGTGATGTTATCCTTCCTGGAGACCCTACCCAGGCTCTAGGTGCAGCTACAAAGCAGTACGTAGACGCAGTTGCAGAAGGACTACACGTTCACGCATCTACAGTTGCAGCTACTACCGCAAACGTGGATCTTGCAACAGGTGGATTGCTAACAATTGATGGCGTAGGTCTTAATGAAGACGAGCGTGTTCTTGTTAAGAATCAGTCAAATGCAACTCAGAACGGTATCTACCTAGCCAAGCCTGGTGCTTGGGTACGTGCAGATGACTACAACTCTGCTGCAGAAATTCAGGGTGGTGACTTTACCTTCGTAACTGGCGGTAACACTTACGCAAATACTGGATGGGTTCAGACAAATGTTGTAACAACTCTAGGAACATCCACAATTAACTTCGACCAGTTCTCTGGTGCTGGAGAATATGTTGCAGGTACTGGTCTAACTCTAAATGGAAACTCATTCGCTATTGATGATACCGTTACAGCTACCAAGTCTTACGTAGATGGCGAAATTTCAGACCTAGACGCTGCTGCTCAAGGCTATGCAGATGATGCAGAGGTTGATGCAAAAGCGTACACTGATCAGCGTGAAAGTGCAATCACAACTGCTTACCAAGGTTATGCAGATAACGCAGAAGCTGATGCAAAGCTTTACACAGATCAGGAAATTTCTGCTCTAAACACTGATGACATTGAAGAAGGTCTTACCAACGAATACTTCACAGATGCTCGTGCGAAAGGATCTGCTGCAGATCTTTTGGTAAATGCTAATAAGACAAACATTACCATTACTGGAAACGAAGATGGTCTAACCATTACTGCAGAAAATGGTGTTGCTCAGTCTACCACAGACGATTTGACTGAAGGATCAGCAAACCTATACTTCACAGATGCTCGTGCTCAGGCTGCAGTTGCAGGAGATATAACTACTGCAATAAACGCTCTTGACACTGATGCTATTGAAGAGGGCGTAGGCAATCTTTACTTTACAGATCAGCGAGCACTTACTGCTACATCTTCAGCATATGACCCAGCAGGTTCTGCTCAGGGTGCTTATGACAATGCAGTGTCTTACACAAACACAACGCTTGAAAATTACACTCCAACAAACTCGCTAGATTCAGTAGTTGATAATTTTGGATTCCTCAAGCAAGAAGATCTTACAGGCTATGCAACAGAAACCTATGCTAATAATGCTGCAAATACAGCACAGCAAAATGCAGAAAGCTATGCAGATTCCAAGATCAGTGATTCCTCATCTGCCTCAGACAAGGTTTGGTCCGCATACAAGACAAGCACTGAGATTAGTCTTGCTCAGGCAGCTGCAGAGCTACACGCAGATAACGCAATTGCTGCTCTCGTAGATGCTGCACCATCAACTCTAGACACTCTAAATGAGTTGGCTGCAGCACTTCAGGATAACCCAGACATCATTTCTGACCTTCAGGATATTGCTGCTGGAAAGCAGGATACACTAACTGCTGGAGCAAACATTGACATTACAGGGGCAACAATCTCTGTAACTGGTCTAGACACTAACGATGTTTCTGAGGGTACAAACCTGTACTTTACAGACCAGAGAGCAATTGATGCAGTTCAGAATACAACTCCAGTCTTCTCAGCAGTTGATATTGATTCAGTTGCTAAGCAGGTTGCAGCAAGTCTTGAAGCATCAACAGCAGGACTTCAGGTAGCATATGCCTGGAACAAGTCAGAATATCGTTCAGCAGAATTCCTTGTAAAGGTTGAAACCTTGACAAACTCTGAAATTTCAAAGATTCTTCTGACACTTGATTCTTCAGACAACATTGCAATTACTGAATATGGAATTGTTGGAACAAATGGCTCAATGTCATCTGTTTCAGCAGGTATCTCAGGATCAGATGTACAACTTGAGGTAACAACCACTAACAATAACTCAGTAGTTACTGTTATGGGAACTCTACTAGCATAATAAGGCAAAGGTGATAAAGTGACTGTAGAAAATAAAGACTTTAAAGTCAAGCATGGTCTTCAGGTTGCTAACGGCGGTATATTTGGTGCTGCAGTTGTGGTTGGTACTCCAACAGAAAATACACACGCTGCAACTAAAGAATATGTAGACTCTGTAGCAGCAGCTCCACTTGTCCCAATTGAGTCAGATGCCCCAGAGGCTCCAATAGATGGACAGATGTATTTTGATGCAGAATCAAAGAGATTAGCAATCTATCATGATGGAGTTTGGACAACACTTGCAACATTGGCAGATGCCGCAGAGTTGCCACAACACATTCACGATACAGCAATTGGCGGTACTGGTTTAATCGTAAGTACTTTCGTAGATGCTGGGTTTTATAACGATTCTTCTTCTACACCAGTAGATGCAGGATACTATAACACATCGTCTTGGAATGAGACTTGGGATGGCGGACTAGCTATCGACAACTTTAACTAATTCATAATAAAATAGATGATATAATTATGAATAGAACACTTGGGTAAACCCCACTTAGAGGAGATATAGACATGGCAACAAGAATGCAACAGCGACGAGGCACTGAGGCTCAGTGGACCTCTGCAGACCCAATCCTGGCTTCTGGAGAAATTGGTTTTGAGTCCGATACTGGTCAGTTTAAGATTGGTGATGGTATCAATCACTGGTCAGACCTATCCTACTTCAAGGATCTTAGCGATCTTGGTGGAACCCTAGATGATTATGTTCCACTAACTCAAAAAGGTTCAGACAATGGAGTTGCCACACTAGATGGCAATGGGTATGTTCCAGTTGACCAGCTTGGCAATGTTATTGGAGATGCTCCACAAATCTTGGATACACTAGGAGAAATTGCTAGTGCTGTTAATGATGCAAATGGAATTGTGTCAAGCAAAATTGAAATTGCCATTGGAGAAGAAGCTACCGCTAGGGACACTGCAATAGACACTGCAGTTCAGACTCTAACTGGACTTATTAATGATGAAGAAAATGCTAGAATAGATGCAATTCACGACGAAGCTGATGCAAGAGCAGAGGCAATCTCTAGTGCAATCGGAACCCACTCTAGCGACACTACAAACGTTCACGGTATCGCAGACACATCTTTGCTTGTTACAACAACAACTGCACAGGGCTATGTTTCCACTCACAATTCTGAGACTGAAAACGTGCACGGCATTGCAAGTACCGCAGACCTAGTAACAAAGTCTGCAACTCAATCTCTATCAAACAAGACCATTAACACCGCAGACAATGACATCACAGTTGTAGCTGCAGACATTAGCGATGTTACTGCCTCTGCTGCAGAGCTTAATGTTCTTGACGGAATCACCGCCTCAACTACAGAACTAAACTATGTAGACGGAGTGACATCTGCCATCCAGACTCAGCTAAATGCCAAGGCACCCATAGCTGACCCAACATTTACAGGAACTACCACTACAGCAAATCTTTCTATTACTGGAAACCTTACTGTTGGCGGAACAACCACAACTGTTAATGCAACAGACTTGAGCATATCAGACCCACTAATTTACATGTCTAGCGGAGCCTGGACAACAGATATCGTAGACGTAGGATTCCTTGCTGCTACAGGTGAAGTTGGAGGAACTGAGCAAGACCACAAGCACTCTGGATTGTTCCGTGACGTAAGTGATAACAAGAAATGGAAGCTTGTTTCGAATGTTCCACACCCAGTATCAAATACTGTAGACCTGACAAACGCTGCATACGACACCCTCAGATTGGGTGCGGTTGAGTTCTCTGATGGTGTACAGGTTAAGCAGGGTGTTCCATCCCTTACTGAAATTAACCAGAAGACATCTGCTTACACAACTGTTCTAACAGACCGTGATAAGCTTGTAGAGATTAATTCATCTTCTGGTGTAACTGTTACAATTCCTACAAACTCATCTGTGGCCTATCCAGTCGGAACATCATTTGATATTCTGCAAACTGGAACTGGGCAGGTAACAATTGCTGGTGCAGGTGGCGTAACTGTAAATGCAACACCTGGACTAAAGCTACGTACTCAGTGGTCATCTGCCACCCTATTTAAGAGGGCAGAAAACACCTGGGTTGTCTTTGGAGACCTTTCAGCATAATTAAAGAATTAAGGAGAATATAAATGGCAGCAAATAAAAGAGCAGGAAAGAAGTCTCTTGCACAAAATGATTATCTGGCTCCAGCAGCCCCATTAATTGGGACTGCGGAAGATACTGGAAGCGGTAGATCTTTTAATGATGCCAAGGTTCTTGTAACATTTACTCCTCAGGGACCAAATGATGCTACTTCGTTCACAGTAACATCTTCTCCAGGAGGATATACTGCAACAGATTCATCCTCTCCAGTTATTCTTACTGGGCTTCAGTCAGGAGTATCCTATACATTTACAGTAACAGCAACTAATTCTTATGGAACTTCTGCTCCATCTGCAGCTACCTCTGCAATTACAGCAACAACTGTTCCTGCTGCCGTAGGTACGCCATCAGTTAGCTCCCCATCAGCTGGTATTGACAGAGTTAGTTGGGACGCTCCTGCAAATGGTGGAAAAGCTATTTCTAGCTATTACTGGTATTCCTCTGATGGAAAGTCTGGAACGACATCTTCAACAACAGTAGATGTTAGCCAGGAGCAGGGAACATCTCAGACATACCAGGTTTATGCAACGAATGCTAATGGAAATGGAGCATCGTCTCCAAGCTCAGCTTCAGTCACCACAACCTTCTCCTTTGCACCTTTTGGTGCGTTTGGATTCTCACCATTTGGATTCTCTCCATTCGGCTTCTCGCCCTTTGGCTTCTCTCCATTTGGGTTTGCTCCAAACTGGTATGGCTGTGCTGGCTGGTGCTAAAAAATTGCAACAAAATCTCCTATAGTGTATAATAAAATATATCGTTAGGAGATTTTATTATGGACACCATGTCCCCACTAAAAAGTGTAAGCCAATCAACACAACCACATCGCTTTTTTGAAGCTTTTTTGGATAATGACCTTGAAAAGTTAAAAACAGAGCTAATTGATAGGTACGAAAAGATTAGACGAGCAGAGGTCTCTGGGGTAGGAGATCTAAGAGAAGACGAGCTTTGGAAATCTTCCAATAGTGTCTCTACAATGAAATGGAGAGAATATAACGTCTTCCAGTTTCACATTGATGGGGTTCGCAAACTATATAACGCAGTTTCCCAAATGGTCAAAGATGCCTGTGCCCACTACGATCTAGATTTTCAAAAAGAGCAGTTTATGCTTCAGGGATGGTTTAACATTAATGAGGCACACAATGGAAAGCTAGACTGGCATGATCACGGAGGCAGCGGTGCTCCAAATTTCCATGGATATTATTCAGTTTCTGCAGAACCATCAACAACTCACTACATTGTTTTTGGAACAGAAGTAGAAAACAACAATAAAAACAATCGTGCAATTCTCTCTGAGATGGGCCACCCTCATGCTATGGGGGACTGGGATTGGTCAGGACCTAGAATTACCATCGCATATGACGTAATACCACTAAGAAGCCTGCAGACTCCAGTAGGCATGACACAGGAGCAGCATTGGATACCTCTAAACTAATTAGTCCAAAGCCACCACACAAGTTCTTTGACAGGTTCTTAGATAATGACCTAGATGATATGTACTCTTATCTTTATCTAAAGGCACAAGACTTAGTTGCTGGCAAAATTGGGAACGTCCCACAAGAAATTTTGTCAAAGTTTAATATCTATAATGGTGCACCAACACAGCTAGGTGACTACTACAATATATTTACGTGGGATCATCCAGGAATAAAGAAGCTCAAGGATGCCTTAGCTGACACAATTCAAGAAGCCTGTGAGTATTACGGAATTGACTATGCTAAGGAAAACTATTTTATTAATGGATGGTTTAATTTAGACTTTAAAACTGAGGGTGAGGGAGCTGGAGTTTCCCCACTTAAACATCCAGAACACTATCACGACCACGCAGGTGGAACTGGAATTCCAGTATTCCATGGATATTACTGTGTAAACGCTGAGCCATCCTCAACCTTTTATAAAATAAAAGATACTGACACTGTTTTTGAAAATATTAATAAAAACAATAGATTAGTTGTTTCAGAAACTGGACATCCTCACGGCCGTGATGACTGGTTTGATGACAGATACAGGATTACAATTGCATACGATATTGCAAGCGAACCAATAATAAGAAATGGAGTTAAGCTTTGAAAAAAGTAATATGTTTAATCATTGGGCATAATCTACAGTCTAGCCAATGTCCAGTAACGAAGGCAAAGCTTTCATCCTGCAGTCGTTGCGGTATGGGGCAGGGCAAATCACACTCATCTATGAGTTTTAGCTAATTGGACTATTTATGGAAATTGTAAAAGGCTTTTTATCAAGAGAAGACGTTGAGGTTGTTGCTAACTACATAGCAACTATAAAGTTTAATACCAAAGACGAACATGTTCCACTACACGATAAGCTATATACAGAATATAATGCTCAGTTTGACCTTCACACACGTGGAGAAATGCCAGACTATATACTACAAATATTTTCCAAATATTCAAAAGCATTTTATGAAATTATAGAGTCTAGATTTCCAGGAGAATACCTTCCACCAATGTTTTCAAAGCACTATATTGCTAGGTACATGGTTGGTGCAGAAACTGGGCCACAGTTCGATAATACAAAGCCAAAAGGGACCTACAAGTCAATTATTTTTTGGAATAACGACTTCGATGGCGGCAACCTTGTATTTCCTAAATTAGAAAAGACAGTAAAGCCAGAACCTGGCGATCTAGTCTTTTTTGAAGAGGGTGAAGAAAACATGTGTGCAATTACAAAAATTCTATCAAAGCCATTGTATTTTTCAGAAGCCTGGATTGGTAAAAAGGGACAGCTTTGGATGCCCAGTAACGAACCGTATGAGAAGGTTCAGTGGGATAACTGGGAAATAAAAGGCTTTTAGTATGATAAAATAGACTACAATGTCTAGTCCATCTAACCTCTATGCAGAAAAGATTTTTAGTGAGCATCCACTGGCACTTTGGGCTTTAGACGATGTGGTTGACTATAAGTCATTAATTACAGAATCTGACAGGAACATTTCTCTTTGGCCAGACATTTCTGGCGGAACAGCACAGACAGTATCTGTAGTTGACGAGCCATTTCCAAATAGCGTTACAACAGAAATTACTGGAAGTTTAACAGAAAACAGTTTTGCAGAAATAGAGTGCATTAGCCCCATAACAATTGGTGACGATGGGGTTCTCTTTTCTAGCCTAGATAGTGATTTGGGCACTTTCACAATAGGGTCATATTTTTATACAGACTCTGCCTATTTATCTAAGGTTGAAATTGGATATGAGTACTATGATACTGTATCTGGTAGCAACGTCCAAAGAACAAAATCATTTAATACTTCTGTTTCAGGCAGATGGTTCTTTGTTGCAGAAACGTTCGATATCCCAAGCGACAACTCTAGCCTAAGACTTGTTATAAAAATTGAGTATTCTGGTGGTGCAGAATCAACAAACGACTATAAGTTCTTAATCAATGGATTATCTCTTGGCCAATGGTCAGAAAACTTTAGCTCAACATCCCTTGGCTCTCAGATAATTGACATTCCTAGCAATATTTTAATTTCTGGAAAAGCAATTGAGGCAAAGTCATATGGGCTTCAGGAAACCCCAGGGTACTATCTAATAAAGTCATCTGGGTCAATCTCCTGTAAAAATGGTGGCCTGCCAATGGTTTATGGGGCATCAAATACAACAATCTTGTCTCCAAATGAAAATAAGCCATCGCTAATTGTTCCAGGCAATGGGTTCTTAAATGATTATGGAAAGTATAAGGACTATACTGTTGAGTTTTGGATAAAGGTTTTGAATGACTCTTTAGAGCAAAAAAGAATCTTTGGTCCAATCTCTTCAAGTGACGGACTGTACGTAAAAGGCCCCTTTATTATTTTAAAAATTGGAAATTCTTATGGATCGTATTTTGTTGGTGAATGGTTTAGGCCAATGCTCATTAATATTAAATATGGCCCAACTTCAGCAGCATTGTTGATTAATGGAGAGGTTGTTATATCCTTATCTTTGTCAGAATCAGACATTAATTTTCCAGCAAAAATTAACAATCAAAAAGATCAGGACTGGCTAGGATTTTACTCTTATGAGGATGTTCCCACAATAGAGTTGGATTGTGTGGCTATCTATCCATACCAAGTATCACAAATACTTTCAAAAAGAAGGTGGGTCTACGGCCAGGGAGTTGAGTTCCCAGAAAATATTAATGCTGCTTATAGCGGAACTTCCGTATTTATTGATTCAACATTTGCAAAGCATTCAAATACATACTCGTACCCTGATCTAGGAAAATGGGATCAGGGGGTTGTTGATAATCTTGTTACCGAAAATGGAATTCTTTCTGTTCCAAGCTATCAGCTACCCACTATAGCTTTTAACAATAAAAACAGAGAGACCTGGATTAGAGACATTTCATTAGTACAAAATGAAGAAAAGAACTTTATGTGTCTAAGGCCAAACTCATCTTGGACAAATACAAATGGTTATTTTCTTATTGAAAATCTTGGATTTTTAGATAAAGACGTAAAGGGATTTTATGGAGTTTTTAAACAAAAATCTAAAAATCTTAACAAGGAAATTCTTTTTGAAATAGAAGATGTAGGCACGTCAAACTACTTACAAATATCTATTGATGATAGCCAAATAGTTTATACCATGTCTTATGGGTCGCAGTTGTCAACCATCTATACTTCAGAAATTAGATATGTTGGTGAAGAGTTTTCAATTGGTCTAGACTTCAGGGCATTCTCTGAATATTTTGGTGGCAACACTGCAGCATTTTTTGGCAAAAAATCATCACTAAGGCTATATGTTGGTGGTAACAAAAAGTTTGAAAATAGCTTTAGTGGCAACATATACTCTATTGGAGTTTGTACGGAAAGAAACTTTTCTAAGATTTCACAATTTTTTAACACAAAAGGCTTGACACTTGACTATGTAGATATGTTTGGCGTTGACGGAGGAATCCCAATAACAGAATATTGGGAGACTCTTTATGACGGCAAGATTCCAACAACTACAACTTGGGATCTACACGTTAATCCAGACAGCAACTATCCTGCACCATCCATAGTGGCAACCCAATCCTTCGCTGACTTTATTGCAAGCTACACAGTTAAACTATTTGAGAATTTTGATAAATTCAACATAGGTGTTTCTGTAGATTCATATTGGGAAGATTACATACCGCTAACCTATATGGCAAAGTATGTTACTGATCCAAATGGTGACTCCAGATATGATCTTGATTTTATTCAATTTAATGTTAACTATCCAGCACCATCTAAATTTGTTCAGGAAGATGAGTCTAGTTCTTGGACATATGAGGAACTTAGAGAAAAGTTCTACTCTCCAGTTCAAAGAACCTATGAATCATTAGATAATCAACTATTTACTGGATATGAAAATTATAACGATTTAAAAAATAAATCATTCAAAACTTATAAATACGATACCTTCGGAGCACAGGTCAGAACCTTTATAACATTCCAGTATTTGGCTTCAGGAGCAAATGCACCCTATAGCTATTTTACAAATACAATAAGGCCAGATAAGGACGGTACTCTCGTGCCTGGGTCATACGTTATAGGCTATGACGAAGATAGCAACCCAATCTATGACAGCTTTGAAAATACGATGTACGAGGTTGTTGACAATATGGTTATCTATCCTCCAAAACATATAGACTTTAACGAACTAGCAATCGTTACACATATGGACATTGTCGTTGATGATATTGTTAGTCATCCAGTTCGAATAAGAAAGTTGCAATATGCGTCTCAGGCACTAAATGATTCAGTGCCAACAATGATTGGTACAAAGTTTGGTACAGAAATTTACCCATACAGAAAAACTGGCGTGTATTTTGACTACAAAAACCTCAACCCTTTTACAACATACAGAGGATCTAGCCCATACCTGTACATGACAAGAAATAGCGGAATTGAGCTTAGAGGTAGATTCGATCCTCTTATTAATCGTGGTATAAAGATTCCTATAAATGCTACTAAGTCATCAGAGTACAGGGTAATTGCTATGCAAATGGCCATGCGGTATGACCAAGACTTTTTCCCATATTCGCCAATGCAGATTTTTGAAATAGAGTCAAAAAACTCTATAATTAAGTTTTACATGGTGTCTGTTCACCCTCAGGGCAAGAGGGCAAAGATTTATGCAATTAACTCTAGAACTGGAAGACTAGAAAATGGAATCTCTTTTTACTGGAATGGCAAAATCGTAAAAGAGCCAGTCCTAACAGTGAAAGAATGGGGAATGCTGGGAATTGGATTCTCCAACAGTTTGATCTATGACAGGTATTTTGGAGGAATAAGGATTACTGGTCCAATTTTAATAAACAGTATTTCTCACTACAAGAGCACAAGCCTACAAGAAGTTCAGCAAGTAACTACCAGGCCATGGTTTAAGGTTCGCTCAGTGGGACTAACTGAGTTTGACTGGCAATTCTGGGAGTCTTCCTATATCTGGAATGGTGTTTTGGTACTATCCTCAACAAGCTACTATGGGGTTGGCCCAGAAGATATCTATAAGACCTATACTGGAACAAACAAGATTATCGTTGATGATGAAAGAGTCTTTAGTCTTGGCAACTATGAGTATAGAGCATTAAATAACGTTATTTGGCAATCCAATGTGCTAAATGCGGTATAATGTGGTATACTAATGGTTATGAATTCTGAAAAAGAACAATTTCCTGGTCAAGTTGGTGACTCTAAGGTAACAATTTTAGATAAGCAGTATGACTGGGGTATCTATTTCTGGAAGAAGGCTAACGGCAAGCCTTTTACAGATGGTCATGGAAACGTATTAAACATACCGTCCCATAGGGGTGACGCACTTCAGATTCATAAATTGGTTCAGGAAGCTACGGCTCTTGGACAAGGGGATGGCTCATATGAGTTTATGCCAGGCGTGTCAAGAGTGTCTGATGAAGAGTATAGCGAACAGGTTGATAGGATGAAGCAGGGTCTGATTCCAAACCTGAATGACATAGGAGCAGTCATGGCAGCAAAAGAAACATTCGACAAGTATGGAAGTGACGATTAATGTCAGAACAGCACTACATTAGAGATCTTGGTTTGGCAGAACTTGACGAAGAGGTTAATGCTTTTAAGGATCAAGATCCATTTGCCAAGCACTGGGACAGCCTAAAGCTATTTTCAGGACTAGACAAGAACTTTAAGCGTAGGTCAGACAGAATCGCAAAGGCAGATGTTTCTGCAATCGGCAACAATGTCGATACGACTAATCAGAGATATCAGGATAGTGCAAAGACTGTAAGTCGTGGTATTGACGGTGCATACTCAAAAGAAATTAACCCTGGAATCGTATATCGTAACGGATATGGCATGTTTGATGTCATTACTCCACCATGGAATCTTTATGAGCTAGCAAACTACTACGACACATCATTTGCCAACCACGCTGCTATTGATGCAAAGGTTGAGAACATTGTTGGCCTTGGATATGAGTTTAAAGAAACTCAAAGAACCCTTATGGCCTTGGAGTCATCTACCAATGAGTCTGCTACAGAAAAAGCACGAAAGAGAATAGAACGTGCTAAAGTAGAAATGCGTGAATGGCTAGAGAGCCTAAACGATGATGACTCTTTTATCGTAACAATGGAAAAAGTTTTTACTGACGTTCAAGCGACTGGAAATGGCTATCTAGAGGTTGGTAGAACTGTCAGTGGCAAAATTGGATACCTTGGTCACATTCCATCAACCACAATGCGTGTCCGCAGATTGCGTGATGGATTTGTACAAATTATTGGGCAGAAGGTTGTTTATTTTAGAAACTTTGGGGCAAAGAATCAAAACCCACTAACTACTGATCCAAGACCAAACGAGATCATTCACTTTAAGCAGTATTCACCACTAAATACTTTTTATGGTGTTCCAGATATCATGTCTGCTATTTCATCACTGCATGGAGATCAGTTGGCATCACAATACAACATTGACTACTTTGGAAACAAGGCTGTTCCAAGGTATGTTGTGACACTAAAGGGTGCAAAGCTATCTGAAGAAGCTGAGGATAAGATGTTCAGGTTCCTACAGACAAGCCTAAAGGGCTCTAGCCACAGAACCTTGTACATTCCATTGCCAGCAGACTCTGACACCAACAAGGTTGAGTTTAAAATGGAACCAATTGAAAATGGAGTACAGGAGGCATCGTTTAATGAATACCGCATTCGAAACCGTGACGATATTTTGGTTGCACATCAAGTTCCGCTTTCCAAAATCGGCGGAGGCGATTCATCAGCTATCGCAGCTGCTTTAGCACAGGATAGGACCTTTAAGGAACAGGTCGCAAGACCAGCACAAAGAAATCTGGAAAAGCTAATCAATAAAATTGTTAAGGAGCAGACCGATATTCTAGAGCTCAAGTTTAACGAGCTCACCCTGACTGATGAAATTGCACAGTCTCAAATACTTGAACGCTACGTTAAGAATCAGATTATGGTTCCTAATGAAGCTAGAACGATTCTTGGATTGCCACAAAGGGCGGACGGAGATGAGCCGCTAGAGCTTAGTGCCAGGGCTGCAGCTGATGCCAAGGGAAATATGGCTGGATCCAAGACAAGGGATTCTGAAAGGGCAAACAACTCTTCAGATAATACTGCGACCATCTCTGGTCGTAATCCAAAGGGAGAGGGAAGATCTTCTCAGTAATTTGTTAATAACTTATTCACATAGTTATTAACATGTTATAAAAGGAGGTATAATTAAACTACCATGACTATAGCAAAGGCACAGTGGAATTCTGAGGGCGATCTCGTTCGCCTATCCATGCCATTCTCTAAAGTAGATAAAGAGCGTAGAATCGTCTCTGGATTTGCCACACTTGACAATGTGGACAGACAAAAGGATATTGTCACATCTGAAGCTTCTTTGAAGGCCTTCTCAAAATTCCGTGGCAACATTAGAGAAATGCACCAACCACTAGCTGTTGGTAAAATGGTAGCTTTTAAAGAAGACAAGTACTTTGACCCAGAGTCAAAAAAGTTTTATTCTGGAGTATATGTTTCTGCATATGTTTCAAAGGGTGCTCAGGATACCTGGGAAAAGGTTCTAGATGGTACCCTGTCTGGTTTTTCTATTGGTGGAAAAATGAATAAGTGGGATGACGCTTATGACGAAAAGATGGACTCTACTATTCGAATTATTAAGGAATACGATCTAGTGGAACTATCACTAGTAGACACTCCAGCAAATCAGTTTGCAAATATTTTATCTGTTGAGAAAGTTGACGGTGTAGATGTGATAAAGGGTGATGGAGTAAATACAGAAATTGAAAATGTTTTCTGGGATCCAGAATCTCAAATTGTTATGCTATCTGAAAAAGAAGTTGAAATGAGTCCCACTTCTGGAGCCCCAATGCAGAATATAGGTTTCGTTGAGAAAAACGATAACGAAAAAACAGAAATGGTAAAATTCTTAGTTGATAGTGCTAAAGGCATTAATACAATTGAGATTAAGAAGGAGGCAAGTCCTATGACTGAAGAAAATACTACTGCAGCTGAAGATGCTGCGGTTGAAAAGTCACAAGAGGTCGCTCCAGAGGCAGAGGCCGTTGCTGAGGATGTTGTAAAGACAGACGAAGCTGAGGTTGCCAAGACAGATGACATGGATGAAGATGACAAAGAGGAAGAGTCCGAAGATGAAGACATGGACAAGTCCGCAAAGAAGTCTAAGGACATGGAAGAAGACAAGTCATATGATGACAAGAAGTCTGAAACTGTTGATGCAGCTGAAGAGGTATCTAAGTCAGACGATGCACTTGAAACTGCAGTTGCAGATATCAAGTCAACCGTTACCAAAGCCTTTAGCGATCTAACAGCAGTTGTTCAAGCTCAGGCTGAGCAGATTGCTGAACTACACAAATCTCTAGCTACAGTAAAGAATGAGGTAACTGCAAGCAAGGATGTGTTTAATGAGTTTGGAAAGAGGGTTGATGCTGTTGAGGCTGACACCGCTTTCCGTAAGTCTGGTGATCTAGGCGAGATCATTCAGGAAACTCAACCAGAACAGGTTGAGAAATCCCTATGGGGCGGTCGTTTCCTCAAAACTGCCGATTTATTTAGATAAAAATCACTTAGGAGGTGACAATTATGTCGGAAGAAATTATTAAGAATCAGCCAGGAGAGTCTGGCGAGCTAGGAGGCACAGCTCCTGGTCTATATCAAGGACAGGGTGCTTTTGCATCTGGTTCAGACGCAGGTGCTAACATTCCTGGTAACTATACTAATGGTGGTGTTGTTAACAACATCCCAAATGCTGAGCTAGGTCTTACATCTGGTCCAAACGCTGTTAACCCTTCAGGTGATGCAGGCAGTGGTATCCTACGCCCTGAACAGGCACGTCGTTTTATTGACTACGTGTGGGATGCAACAGTTCTCGCCAAGGATGGCCGCCGTGTAACCATGAGAGCCAACACAATGGAGCTTGAGAAGGTTAACGTTGGAGAGCGTGTAATTCGTGCAGCTGCACAGGCTCTGGGTAACTACGAAAACACTGGTGCTCAGTTCACCAAGGTAGAACTTACAACCAAGAAGATTCGTCTTGACTGGGAAGTATCTGCTGAAGCTCTAGAAGACGGAATTGAAGGAGGTGCACTCGAAGACCACCTTGTACGTTTGATGACAAACGCATTTGCGAATGACATTGAAGATCTAGCGATCAACGGTACAGGAACTGGAAACGATGCATTCCTTTCAATTATGAACGGATTCGTAAACCAGGCTAAGACTGGTGACGCACACGAGTCTGTTGTAACCGTAGCTGACAATGCTTGGACTCCAGAGGTAATGCAAAACATTATCTTGGCAATGCCACGTAAGTACCGTGCACTTAAGAACAACCTTAAGTTCTACGCTGGTACTGACGCATTCCAGGGAATCATCAAGCACAACGGTACCCTAGCTGACGCTATTGCTGAAGCATTTGCTGGAACTCCAGCAGGTACCCCAGCTAACCGTCAGGCTTACCTAGATGGTACTGGACAGACTTTCGGTGGAGCACGTACTACTCGTGTTCTAGGTGTAGATGTTCAGGAAGTTCCTTACTACCCTGCAGGTTATGTAGACCTTACATTCCCTCAGAACCGTGTATGGGGTTTCCAGCGTGACATCACAGTAAACCGTGAGTACAAGCCAAAGAAGGACACCATTGAGTACACCGTATTCGTACGCTTTGGTATCACTTGGGAAGAAGAGGATGCAATTGCATTCGCAGATGCAGGAGCAGACAGCTAGTCTGTAACTGAATTCCTTTTAGGGGGCAGGAGTTTTTTGGCTCCTGCCCTCTTTTCAATATCTGTTATAATTATAGTTTAGGAGGTTATTATGTCTGAAAATACAAATAACGAAGATGTCGTACCAGCAATGCTAGAGCCAGGTGAAGCAGTCATTCCACTAGAATATGCAAAAAAGAATGAAGATGCTATCAATAGCCTAGTCGAGAAGTACAAAGAGTCTGTAGAAGTTGCAGAAGCTAAGGAAGCAGAAGAAGATAATATTGTATCTGCTCCAGAGCCAGTAGAAGAAAAGCCAGCACTTGGCTTTGTGGCAAACGGTGTCATGGGATCAACCACTGTACCAGCTAAGTCTCAAAAGAAAGAGACTGTTGTAAAGAAGAAGGAAAAGAAGGATATCACAGCAGTTTACTCCACAAGGAATGTAACCTGGAATGGTGTCGGAAAAGTCTACATTGGATACAACATTGTTACAAAAGAAGCAGCTGACAAGTGGGCAACTCGTGACCACATCCGCATTGCAACTCCAGAAGAGGTTGCTAGGGAGTACGGCGTATAAATGGAGATTTTGAGAGTCGCTGAGAATATTAGCTCAAATGGAATTGGGGTTACGATTCAGGTACCAGGAACACACTCTGAAAGAGAGCATGTTCTGACGATAACTGATCTCAGCGATCTCTCTATCTCTACATCAATCATTGACACTTCTGGCGGTAGCCAGCTTACTTTCTATCTTGATCCTAGGTATGATGCATCTTACTCAGTTGATCTATCATTAGAAAATGTATCAATCTTTTCAGAATCTTATGATTTGATTAGACCATATGTAAATCCAAATAGCATGGGGTCTACTGCATCAGAAATAGCAGAATACAAGAAGTGGGAAATTATAGCTAGAACCATAATTGACAATTATGCAGAGGGCGTTGATTTCTATAACAAGAAGTCAGTTTATCAAACTAGAGGGTCAAATGCTGACTATATGCCAGTATGGAAAAATGCCAATTCGGTATTAAAGGTTTACGAAAACAATATTCTAATATATGATATTAATGACCCAGATTCCTATGCAGATGAGTTCCGCATAACTCTAGATAAGTCTGCAATATACAGAGTTGAGTCTGGAGAGGCCAACAGAATATCATCTCCAACAATAAAGCTACCAGCTAGCAGCGGAGATATTGCAACTGCTATTTTTAACTACGGAACTTTCCCAGAACGATATGACTACACCTTTATTCTTGATGAGGGCTTTTCAAGTCTGCCAACAGATATCGTCTACGCTACAGAGATGCTGATAGATGATCTTAAATGCGGTAAGCTTGACTACTACCAGAGATATGTCACATCTTACAACACTGACCAATTTAGAATTCAATTCGATAAGAGCATGTTAGAGGGAACAGGAAATATAGTAGTCGATAAGATACTTGACAAGTATGCTAAGCCTATTAAAAAAGTCGGAGTATTGTAATGGCTGTTTGCGAAACCCCAGACTTCATCTACCCAATGACAATGAATATTTTTTATCCCATAGTTGAGCAAGGCCCCTATGGTAATGTGAAAAGACAATGGATGCACGACAAGACTGCTGTTTGCAGTTTGTCTTCAGGTAGCGGAACTTCGACAGAAGAAGTTAAGCCAAACATTAATATTACGCAAGATACTATAATTGTTGGAAGAGTTAAAAGCGACATAAGGGTTTCTTCAAAAAAGGAAAACAATAGCATAAATAACATTCTTGTTACAAATATTTGTGATAGATCTGGAAACAGTATTTATAGCGAAACTGCTGGTCCACGTGCTGGCAAACCAACCCTGTTTGAGGTAGCCTCTAATGAACCAGTTGTCGGACCATTTGGATTAGTAGAGTACTACAAGGTAGTTTTACGCAGGTCTGAGAATCAGGCGGTAGAGATATGAAGATGAGAACTGACGATTCGGTTTTTATGAAAGATATGCAGAACATCATTGATTACTCAATAGGCTTTCTAGATGGCGTACAAAGAGGAAAGAATAGGTTTTTTGAAAACCTTGGCAAAAAGACTATTGACTCAGTTAAAAACTATGTAGATACTATGGCAAAGGTTGATGACCAATTGCTACAGCATGTTTATGAGTGGGGCATGTCTGGAAGTCCAGATGCAAGGCTTTTTGACCTAGACTATTCAATAAGAAATAATGGTCTCTCAATTGGTTCAACGTTTAAGCAATCTACTTCTGTAAAGGCTGGATCCAATGTTCCTTTTTATGACAAGGCAAGAATTATGGAAGAAGGCATTCCAGTAACAATTCGTCCAAAAACTGCAAAGACGCTCGTTTTTGATGTAAATGGGGAAACAGTTTTTTCAAAAGGTCCAGTCAACGTTGTTAATCCAGGTGGTATGGCAGCCCAGGGTGGACTTCAAAAAACACTAGATAGATTCTTTGATGTATACTTTAGTCAAGCCTTCTTGTACTCAAGCGGTATCTCTGACTATCTAAAGAAGCCTAGCCTCTATAAGAAAAATATTAATGCAGGTAAGCGTGGAGGAAGAGCCACTGGAATATCTACAGGGTATAGATGGATAGCTAACGCAGGAGCAGAAGCATGAGCATAAGGTCAGCAGAAGAAGTTTCCAATGGTTTAATAAATACTCCAATGCTTTGGATAAATGAGTATTTAAAAGAAAAGCTGGCAAACTTTTTAGAAATTGGAGTTCCATTTTTTCCACCATCGCCAAACACTATAGATGATCTGACAGAAACATTTGTTAATATTGGTGGTCAAAATTATGGATATGGTGGAATTCGTTGCACCTATGATAGGCTAACAAGGCTTAGAAGATCTCCAATGCCACATATTAAGGGCGAGCAGCTTTTGTATTACTTCTTTGCAACTTCAGAGGGTGTGACAGAAAAAATGGTAGCAGTAACAGAGCTAACCCTGAGACTAATGGATCGTGAAGATGAGACTGCAGAAGAGATTAATAATTGGGCCAAGGGTAAGACATTTGCTGGACTTTCTCCAAAATTCTACTTTCACAAATTTAGGGTATATCAGCTAGAAGAGGTAGCAGACATCATAGACTTTGGAACAGCCAGAACATATGGTGGAAACAAGATAATCATTGAATATCAGTATCATTTGGTGCCAGAGCTAAATCCAGAATGGAATGATCCAGATTATCCTAATAATTCTGGAATAAACATAAATGGTGGAGAAGGTTTTGATGAGACCAAACCATATGATCCAAATAAGTATCTACCTATATCCTAAAAGGCTGGTATACTTAACTTGAGGAAACAACGCCCACTAATTCAAAAGAAGAAGAGGTGAATATTATGGCATATACACGTGGTTCAAGTGCTAACATTATTGTTGGTGCTGCAGCACTATTTACTTATGAAGCTGGAGACCTTTCAGACACAGACCTACCAGCAGTGGTAGACGGCACATCCTTTAAGGATACGCTAAGTACTGATACAGACTTCCGTAACGTAGGTTACACCATGAATGGTTTGGAGCTTCAGTTCCAGCCAGACTTTGGTGAGGTACAGGTTGACCAGGTTCTTGACGTTGCAAAGCTTTACAAGCAGGGCATGCAGGTTAACCTAAACACAACCTTCGCAGAAGCAACACTAGAGAATCTACTGTTCGCTCTTGCAGGCCAGGATGATGATCTTGCGAACATCGCATCTGGTCAATGGGCAGCAGGAAACCCAGCACTAAATCTATCTGCAGGTGACATTGGAGAATGTCCAGTAGAGCGTGGTTTGGTTGCGGTTGGTCCAGGTACAGGTGACTGTGCAATTGGTGACGAACTAGAGCGTATTTACGTAGCGTATCGTGCACTTTCGATTGAGAGTGTTACAGTTGGTGCAAAGCGTGATGAGGCTACTATGTTTGAGGTTTCATTCCGTTTGCTACCAAATGACAGTGCTTCGTACGGTAAGATTGTTGACCGTACAATTCCAGCTCAGTCATAAACTATAATTTAATAGCAAGGCCGTTTAGCTTTATAGCTAAGCGGCTTTTGCATTTGGTATACTTATTGGATGCCAACAAAGATATACGACTCAGATACCGTCAGCCTAATAGACGGAACTGAGATATACGTGACTCCACTTAAGATCAAGTATCTAAAGGAGTTTATGATTAAGTTTGAAGAGGTCAGAAAGGCAACAAACGATGACCAGGCAATAGACAGCTTGGTTCAGTGCGTTAAGATTGCCATGAAACAATACTGCCCTAGAATAAAGACTATAGAAGATGTGGAAGATTCAATAGATCTTGCCACAATGTATAAAATAATAGATGTTGCAGCTGGCATATCTCTAAAAGAGAATTCTGAAAAGCCTATCAAAGATCAGGCAAATGAGGGAGGAAGCTGGGACGAGCTAGATCTTGCAAAACTAGAATCTGAAGTATTTTTGCTGGGTATCTGGAAAGACTATGAAGAACTAGAAACATCTCTTTCTATGCCTGAACTAGTTGCAACACTATCCTCAAAACGAGAGCTAGACTATCAAAGCAAAAAATTCTTGGCTGCAATCCAGGGCATAGACCTAGATGAGCAATCTGGTAAAAAGGATGCTTGGCAAGAAATGAAGGCTAGAGTCTTCAGTAGAGGAAAAGCAAAAGATGCAAATGATATAACAGCACTACAAGGCCCAAATGCTCAAAAGGCTGGATTCGGAATTGGCCTAGGCATAGGCTATGAGGATTTGACTAAAAAATAAGGCCTCCGTGTGTTATAATTGATTGACCCAAAATGGTTATATGAGAGGAAAAAATGTCTACAACAATTAATGAGGAAAAGAAAGTCCTACTTATTGATGGCACAGAGATTAGCGTTCGTCCACTAAAGATTTCGCTACTTCGTGACTTCATGAAGAAGTTTGACGATATTTCAAAGGTTGCTGATGACAACAATAAATCCATGGATATCCTGATGCAGTGTGCTCAAATTGCTATGAAGCAGTACAAGCCAGAAATTGCTGAAGATATCAAGAAGCTAGAGGACCTTCTAGACCTGCCTACAGTTTACGTAATTGTAGAAGCAGCATCTGGTATCAATCTTGGCGGAACAGGGATTGTTGGAACTACAGCAGCAAATTAACAACGAATAGAGGTGCGAATGAATGGCTGATATTGAGACCAGTATTGGTATCAATCTTGATACGTCCAATGCACTAGCAGCTATTAAGAATCTCCAAAGAGAGATTTCAGCCTTTCATACCGCTCTCGCCAGGGGCTCATCAACTGCCGCTGCCGCTTCTGCCAGTCTACAAAAAGACTTAATAAACAACCTAAATGCTACTGGCAAATTCTCTGCCAGCATGACTAACATTAAGTCAACGACTGAATCATTTACTTCTGCACTAGAAAAAAACAAATTCTCCATGGGAGAATACTTCCGCTATGCAGGTGGAGCAAGCAAGACCTTTGGCCAAAACTTTACAAAAGAATTTAACACAATTGAGAAGGTAGCTCGTGAAAGAGTTAAAGACCTTCAGACACAGTACATACAGCTTGGAAGAAATGCCAACGGATCTCTAGAAGCAATAAAGATCAGACCAATGGTGCTTGATCTTAAAGATGCTGGAACACAGATGCAGATTGCTGCACAAAAGCAGCAAATTTTTAATCAGCTTCTTCAGCAAGGTTCAACAAACCTTTTGAATTTTGGTAAGAACACCCAGTGGGCTGGTAGACAGCTTATGGTTGGTTTCACTATTCCATTGTCTGTATTCGGAAATCTTGCTGCAAAAACCTTTATGGACCTTGAGAAACAGGCCATTAAGTTTAAGCGTGTTTATGGAGAGTTATTTACATCTCCAGAAGAAACAGACTCAATGATCAAGTCTCTTCAAGAGCTTGCCTTAGAATTTACGAAATATGGTGTTGCAGTAGAAAGTACCATGGATCTTGCAGCATCAGCTGCAGCTATGGGTAAAACTGGAACAGATCTTTTGGGGCAGGTTACTGAAGCAAACAGACTAGCAGTCCTTGGTAACGTAGAACAACAGCAGGCACTAGAAACAACTATTTCTGTAACCAATGCTTTTGGGGTAGCGACAGAAGACCTTGCTAGCAAAATTGACTTTTTGAACGCAGTTGAAAACCAAACTGTAACATCTATTGAAGACTTGACCATTGCCATTCCTAAAGCAGGTCCAGTTGTTCAACAGCTTGGTGGAAACGTAGAAGACCTAGCTTTCTTCCTGACAGCGATGAAGGAAGGTGGAATTAATGCATCTGAAGGTGCTAACGCTCTAAAGTCTGGTCTTGCATCTTTGATTAACCCAACAGGCAGAGCAGCAGAAATGCTTTCTGGATTTGGAATTAACATCAAGGGCATTGTTGAGGCCAACAAGGGTGACGTTAAGGGTATCGTAATTGATTTTGCAAAAGCCTTAGACACACTAGACCCACTAAACCGTGCACAGGCAATTGAGCAGCTATTTGGTAAGTTCCAGTTTTCACGTCTTTCCACTCTATTCCAAAACGTAATTGCCGAAGGTACTCAGGCAGAAAGAGTTTTGGCACTAACAAATGCAACCACAGCTGAGCTAGCAGCTTTGTCAGAAAAAGAACTTGGAAGTGTTGCAGATTCTACAACCTTTAGATTCCAAAAAGCTATTGAAGAATTGAGGGTAGCGATTGCACCAATTGGAGAACAATTCTTAAAAGCAGTTACTCCAATTCTAGAATTTGTAACTAAAATTTTAAACTCTTTCAACTCTATGAATGAGGGAGTCAGAAACTTTGTTGTTGTTGGTGGAGCAATTCTGGCAGGTCTTGGTCCAGTATTCTTAATGCTATTTGGTCTTTTAGCCAATGGTGTAGCCAATATAATTAAGGGATTCTCTGCAGTCAGAGGCCTATTCCAAAAAACCAAAGAGTCTACAACGACCCTTGGTGAACAAATGGACTACATGACTCGTGAACAGTTGGAGGCAGCAGCTGTAGCATCTTCTTTGGAACGTGCACACATGCAACTAGAGCAAAGGTTCACTTCTGAAAAAGATGCGGTAATAAGGCTTATTGAAGTTTACAATAAGGCTATTCAGGCAAAAGCTAGATTCTCAACTGTTCCTGGTGTTGGTCCTGCAACAGGAATAAAGCTTGCATCTGGAATTGTTTCAGTTCCTGGTCCAAAGGGTGCTGGAGACATTGTTCCTGCAATGCTTTCTCCAGGTGAGGCAGTTATTCCAGCAGATAAGGCCAAGCAATATGCACCACTGATTAATGCAATGATTTCTGGAAACATACCTGGATACCAGTTTGGTAAAAAGGCCGATATTGCACAAGGATTTAGATCTACTGGAAGTTTCTACACCAATGCTTCTCATATGGCAGGCCTTGATCCAGAATCACTTATGGCAAGTGTTAGAGCTGCTGGCCAGGCTGATGTGGAATTTGGCGATCTAGAAATTAGGCTTGTAAAGCTAGTTCCAATTCTAGATGAATACGGAAAACAAATTGAGCTTAATGGTAAAAAGCAGCTAGAGGCAATAGAAACAATTAAGAGGGTAAGAGATTTAACAGAAGAGGATGTTAAGGATCAAACTGCTTTTGTGCGTGGTCAAACTTTTGGTGGAACAACAGTTCTAGAATCAGCTGCAAGAAATTCTGGTGCATATGAGGCATCTCGTAGAGCACTTGCAAGGCAAGGTATTGATGGTGCAAGAGGTGCTTCATTTACTCTACAAGACGTAGTGTCCATGGGAGAAGGTGCTGAGTTAGCACTTGAGCAGGCAGCTTCTAGCGGACAAGACATGGCAACTGCATTTAATAAAAATGCAAAAAGATCAGAGCAGGTTCAGGCTGAGCTAGAGCTGCTTGTCAGAGAAGCAAGGGAAGCTCGTGAAGCCCTTTCCTCATCTAGCTCAATTGAAAAGCAGTATGCTTTTTCTAGAGACAGAGCAGTTACAGGAATACAGCAAGCACTACTAAGAGATAACCAGTATTCTTCTGACATCGAAAGGGCAGCAGAGGCACAGAGAAGGGTCGCTACTGTTGACCAACAATATGCAAGATTGCGTCAGAGTGGTTTGGATGAGGTAGAGGCATTAACAAGAGCACAGTCAATGCTTCAAGCTAAAATGGTTTCTGCCTCTACGGCAGTGGATGGCTTTATTACCATTGTTGCTGGACAAGGTTCTGCATCCAAGTTTGCCCTAAGGCCAACAGCAGCATTTGGAAAGGCCGCATCAAGAGGTTACAGTATTGAGGGCGGACCAGAGGCTATTTCTGCAGGTCGTGGGCCAAGTGCAGCTGACTTAATGACAAAACGTGTAAAAGAAATAGAGGCACTTGGACATAGCACAGAAATAGCTATGCAGATGGCATTTGATGAAATTATGGATGCCGCAAGACGAGGACTAAGAATTAGTTCTCCTTCAGGAACATTTGACGAGCTAGCCATGAATGTAGAGGCTGGTGTTAATCAAGCAGGCCCAGAAGTAAGGGAAGCTGGTCAAGCATTGGGCACAGGAGTCGCTCAATCAGTTAATGCAGTTGCTCAAAAAATTTACAAGGTACCAGGTGCAAGACGTGCTACAACAGACCAGTCTGTATACTTGCAGGCTATGTCAGATCAGATATCTGGAATTGTTGCAAGAGGTGCTCAAACACAAAATAGATTTATTTCACCAAATGTGGGTCCAGCCACCATGGCATCAGACATAGCATCAAGAAAGCTACTCCTGGTTGCAGGAAATGCAGAAGAGGCATCTTCTAAACTAAGTAGCTTTGGCACTAAGGCAATGAATGCTAGCTTTGCCATGAGCTCCATAGCTGCAGCATCATCTATATTTGGAAATGATCTTGGCTGGCTTAGCGAAGCAATTTACGGAATTACAACAGGTTTGTTTGCTCTTACAGGAATCGTACAGGTTCTCTCTATGCTTGAGGCTAAACGAGCTGCAATTGCAGCAAAAGAAGGTGCAAAGAATCTTATTGATGGAATCCTGAATGCACTTTCTGGAACAAAGATTGGTCAATCAGTAACCATGGCTGGTGGATTGGGTGCCTTAAAAACTGGTAAGCTGTCAACAAATCTTTCAAACTTAGCTGTAATAGCTAGAACACTTTGGTCCAACCTAAGCTGGGTAAGCCAGGGTCTGTTAAAACTAGCTCCAATTGTTGGAATGTCTGTTATAGCATTTGGTGCGATTGCTCAAGCCTCAAAGGATAGTAGAGCAAGACTTGACTTTATGGGTAAGGCTGCATTCACGGCAGGAGAAAATCTTAAAGCAATTGCTGGAATCATTGGCTTTGATCCAATCAGAGATCCTTCAGAGTATGGAAGAGGAATACAAGCTCCTGCTACTGGAACAAGTGTTTCAGAACAAATTGGTGCAAGCGATCTGGCAAATAGCGATGCACTAAATAGTCTTATTGCAGAAAATGGAACTTATTTCCAAGAGTTTGAAGGATTGAAGAAGGCATCACTTGAACAAGCTGGACAACAGATGACTTCGCTCATGAATCAGCTTATTGCCATTTCTCCTGAGGGTACCGATATATCTAAGATTAGAGAGTTCGTTATTGCTCTTGCAAACAAGGCTGGAAAAGAAGGAATAACTCTAGGAATTGCAGTAAATCCATATGCAGACCCAGAAACATTTGATCAGAATATTTCAGCAGTTATTGAAGATTTGCAAGGCAGAACTACTGAGCTTGCTACTGATATAGTTGAAAGACAAAGAGAACTTTCTCCAAGTGGTCAGCCAATTAAATCAGGTTCATCAAAGGGAAGGCAACTACAGGTTCAATTTGGGGCTGATGCTAGACAAGTCTTTAATGAAACAGCCTCAGCTTTTGAACAACTCAGAACAGCTCTAGGTGCAGGAACTATTGGACTAGACGAGTTTAACCTTCGTTCAGAAACACTAACCAACAACTTAAAGAATATACCATCACTAATTGCAAGTCCAGCAATGAATGAGCTAATAGCAACCTATGGAATTGATGGAGAGCTTGTTTCTGGAATAACAAATCTGACCAATAAGCTTGCACTTCTTCAAGCACTTCAGATGGGGGCAGTAGTTGATCCTGCAATCATAACTGCACTTGATGCTGCTGATGATGCTAATGCCACTGATGCCGAAAAGGCTGCAGGAGCACAAGCCCTGATAGATCTTGAAAATGCAAAGGAGGCCGCAATTGAAGATACTATTGATGCTTCTAAAAAATTAGCTGAGCAAAATATAAAGACTCAGGCATCTGTAGACCTATCCGCCATAGAAACTGAGATAACTCAAAATAAAGAAATACTTGATCTGGCACCAAAGCTTGTTAAAGCTGGTATGGACGAGGCTGATGCATATGAGGCATTGACTGATGCAAAGTGGCAGAATATTTTTGCTAGTGCAAAGATTAAAGACTTAGAGGCAGACCCAGATGGAAATGTCACAACAAATATTGATGCTGCTGTAGAAGCCTACAATAGATGGAAGGGTAGCATAGAGGCAGTTGATGATGCAAATGAAAAGGCTACATCTTTAAAGAATTTTGATGACTATGTTAAGGACCTAGAGGAAGATAAAAAGATCAAGGCTGATCTTGAATCTAATTCAAAATTGGCAGCAGATGCTCAGCTAATTCTTAATAATGAAATGCTAAAATCAGCATATGTTGCTGCAGTTGCTAACGGAACTGTTGATGAGTTTATCACAACCCTTGCTAAATATAAAAACCTTGCTCCAGCTACTGGTGGTACTGCAGAACAAACTCCTTTTGAGCAAGCAATTGAGCAGCTAAAGGATCAAAGAAAAGAAATTATCAACACGTCTTCAGCATTCAACAAACTTAGGTCTGCTGGAGTTGAGGTTACTAAAGCATTTAGAATTGCCAAAGATCCAATTCTTGCTGCTGCTTTGGCTGCAGAAAAGGTTGGTACCAAAAAGTGGAAAGAACTTGTTGCTCTTATAAATAAGGTTAATGCAGAAGCAGCTGTAGCAGAACTAAGAAATCTAACTAATCAGAATATTGCAGAGTCTGAGACTACTCAGCAAATAGCTTCTATCGAAAAGTACCTATCTAAGATTGGATATACTGCTGAGCAGGTTGAAAGGGTCACATCTCAGATCGGAAACAACCCAGACATTCTTAAGAAGTTTGCTGATGACATTAAGGATGGAAAGGTTAACGCAAAATCAATTAGAGACTATCTTGCATCAGTTAAAAACATTAAGATTGGCCTGACTATTGAAGACATGGAAAATAAGGTTAACCAAGCTTTCTCAGATATATCTGCTGCCTTTGCTGCAAAGAGAGAGCAGATAAGTATTGATTTTGAAATGGGCACAAATATCAGTGGTAAGAATAAGATTAATCCATTAACAGGTCTACCATACAACACAACTGCAATTCAAAAATCTATCAAGGAAGCACAGGAATATATTGCAGAAAGAGAATTCTCAATAGATAACTATGAGTACCAGCTCATGGGCATTCAAGAAAAAGAAGAAAAGATTAATGAATCCTATGACAAGAGAATTGATGCCCTTGACAAGGTTCAAAAGCTTAATGAAAAGAATGCACAAATTGGTAAAGACCAGCTCAACATTGCCAATGCTCTAGCAACAGGAGACATTGCGGCAGCAGCAGCAGCTGTCCAGGAGGCAAGACAAAACGAAGCATCCAGAGCTATTGATTCTCAAAAGAATGCTCTTGAGGCTGCAAGAGAAGTAGAGCTTTCTAAAGTTCTTGCTACCAATGGAATGACTCGTGTTCAAATTGAATCTAAGATTAAAACACTTAAGGATGAAATTCTTAAAAAAGAAGAAGAGACTCTTGAGCCACAGCAAAGAGCTTTGGACCTAGCTAATGGCTACAAAGACGCAGCAGATAAGTCAGTAACATATCTTGAGAAAAATGAGTCAGAGTGGAAGAAGATAGAGAATGGAGTTAGGCTTGCTAAGGTAGAGGCTGAGGGGTACAAGAAGGCTATTGAAGATGCTATCGCACTAATACCACAACTACAAGCAGGATTTGCTGCAGGCGGACTTGGCAATAATGGACAAAATGTAGATCCAAACAAGGCAAGAATTGATGCTCTGAACAAGCAGATTACTGCTAACCGCACAGCAGTAGCAGCAAGTAAGGGAACCACAGCAAATGACAAGAGGTTGATGGCACAAAACGTTAAGCTAATCAAGGAGTTGCGTGACCTAACTGGAGATCCAACTGCTGGAAAGCCAACCAAAAAGAACTGGGGTGGACTTATTAAGAAGTTCTCTATGGGAGGATTTGCGATGGGTAGCGATACAGTTCCAGCAATGCTAACACCAGGTGAGTTTGTAGTTAGAAAATATGCCGTTAAGGATTTTGGATTGGACAGGTTGAAGTCAATAAATAACGGAACCTTCAATGGCGAATCAGTGTATAATTATGAGTTGAACGTGAATATGTCTGGAACAAATCTAAGTGCAGACGATGTTGCAAGAACTGTTATATCTAAGATTAAGCAGATAGATTCACAAAGAATAAGAGGAAATAGTTTCTAATGGCTACCAATAATTATATGTCTGGAAGAAGAAAGTATGACAGGCCACAAGCCCTGCTATTTTCAGAAAACCCAGGAGTAATTGATGATGGAGCTCGTGTTCCAATTGGACATGAGTCTGGCACAAATACTGTTTCAGTATCTAACCCAAGGCTGCTAGACCAGTTTATGATTCTTTCTGACGATAATCGTCAACCAATAGATGTAAAAATTATTAGAATAGAAAATCGTGAACGTATGGTTAATGGGAGGATGCGTTCACATCATATAGCAGACAAGAGATCCTTCTCTATTTCTTGGACCATGCTTCCATCTAGGTCATTTTCATCTAAGCCAAATTTTTCAATTAATACTGGAGAAACAGGCCTCAATGTTTCTGGAAGTCCTACGTTAGCCGATAATAGGTATACGACAGATGGTGGTGCAGGTGGTGTAGAACTAAAAGACTGGTATGACAGACACAAAGGATCTTTTTGGGTTTTTGTAGCATACGACAATTATAAAGAGCTTGGTCTGGCTCATCCAAACAACATTCTTGCAACGCTACAAAGATATAATGAAGTTGTAGAAATGTACATAACAGACTTCAATTATTCAATTCAGAAGCGTGGTGGAACGAACTACGACTTGTGGAATATATCAATGACACTTGAGGAAGTTTAGTATGTTTCAAGATGTCTTGTTACAAAATCACCTAGAGACAGCCAGCTCAGTAAAGTCTGAGTCTATTGTTATTGCTGAATGGAACATGAATTCCTTAGAGAATATTCGTACACTTGGCAACTACAGGCATCGTCCACTAGACCCATCAGGCTCAGTATACAAGACAACAATTAATACGTTTGATCCAAATGATGATGGAAATTTTTACACTAATGCAACCTACTCTGATGTTAAGGTTGATGGTGGATTTAGAGACAACAACCAGCCAATATTTTTTGAGTCAAGGATTGAAAAAGAGCAATCCCTATATTCCCTAGAAGAATGTTTTGGAAAATTCAGGCCAAGATCTGGAATCAATAAGCTAAGATATTTTGATAATAAATTCTCACATCACAGCAACATAAATATGGCCCAGAGACCAAGATACTATATGGCAGATAAGTATGACTCTTTTAAGTATTGGACATCTTATAGAATTGAAAATAATATAGAAAGAGGAATTGCCAAAAATAGTTTTAATGGTCAATTCTTTATTGACGATGCAGCACCATTTGTTGTTTATAAGGAAAGTGTTCCAGCAAATAGATTAACCATAAAAATGCAGACCAATGTTGGAGATATTGATCTAGGACCATTTTCAAATTCTTTTGGATCATTTCCAGATCCACTATATGGAAATTCAAACAAGACTACCCCAGTTAAGTGGAAGATTCAAACACTGCAAGACGGTGCATGGGTAGATGCAAAAACTTTTGATGCAAGTTCTACACGACTAGATGGCTCTCCAATAGTTGGTTCAGATGGCTATGTAGAACTATATTTTGGAATGATTGTCCCTAGAGAGTATATGGGTATATTTAAGCATGCAGGCATCTTGTACTCAGATTTAGTTTTGCCAAAAAACCCTTTTGAGGGCGAAGCCTTTTTGGTAAAAAGCAGTGATGACGATCTAGGGCAATATCACATATGGTTCAACAACTCATATAGAACATTTACTCCAACATATGGATGGATGCTGTATCATGAGTCTGATGTAATTTTGAATGGGTTGGTTGAAAACTTGTCCAATCCAGATACCTATATTGATATTGGCTCAGGGAAAAGACGGTACAGGGACATAGAATATATTTCTGGTATAAGGGTTGTTGTAGACACTATGAATAAAATAGACTCAACCTTTGACTTAATTGAAATGTCACCAAGACTAGTTGGAGACATATCAGATATGGTTCTGGACTTTAATGTTAGCAAGCATGCATCAGATCTTGGTGTTAGCGGTTTACCAGTTGGACAGCTTTTGGCATCATCTGGAAGCTTGTCAATTTTTGATGAAGCCCAAGTCTTCAATAGCAATAATCCAGATAGCCTGGTTTCAGCTCATCTAGATAAGAAAATTAAGTTTAAGTTTTATGAAGCGATTTTAGAAGCAGAAGATATTGCAAATTACTATGTACCAATAAAAACACTATACTCTGACACAATGCCTAAAACCGATAGCAATTCAAAAAGAGTTACTATTCCTCTCAGAGATATGTTTTTTTATTTTGAATCACTAACAGCACCACAAATATTTCTCCAAAATGTTTCTGTTAGCTATGCAGTGTCTTTCCTATTGGACAACATAGGATTCTCTAACTATATGTTTAAGAGGGCACCTGGAGAAACTGAAATGACGATTCCTAGTTTCTTTATTGGAACAGACAAGTCTGTTGCCCAAGTTCTTCAAGATATAGCAGTTTCTACACAAACTGCAATGTTCTTTGATGAGTACAATAACTTTATTATGATGAGCAAAAACTATATGTTGCCATCAGAATCAGAAAGACCAACTGACATCTCTCTATATGGGCAAGACATTCTAGTAGACTCTAATGGAAACGAATACCCATATATAGATCAAGTTAGCTCAGTTGCAATGCTTCCAAAAGACAAGTTTGGTGGAGCATATACGGTTGGAGTTAACCAGGAAATATATGTATGGTCAGACACCCAGAATTCTCCAGTATCTGCAGGCCTTTATCGTAGAACTAAAAATCCTGCAAACATTGTAGAAATTTCAGCTGAAAACAATAGCATCTACAATGACGGTAGAATCAATTACACCTCTAGGTCTTTGCAAAAAACTTATGGTTCTATTAGACAAGCATATCTTTTAGACCAGGACAAAACATGGGTATATAAGCCAGCATTGCTTTGGGAGGTAACTGGCACTGACAGAACTAGGTCAATCAATGGAGAAATCTCTAGTCAGTCATCCTATGTTTTAGGAGCAATGCCATTAAATTCTCGTCTTAGTGAAAGGGTTCCCCAAGTAGTCAACCATAGGGTTGTAGACAATATCATGGACCTTGGTGAAGGTGTTTACTGGATTACCAGATATAACGGATACTTTTATGCTAATGGAGAAATTATACGGTATGACGCTGTTCAATTTAATATTCCTAAAACTGTTTCCACATCAACTGGGGTATCTGTTGTAGACAACAATGTTTGGATTACTAGCATTGAGGAGTATGACAGCTATTTCTCTAAGCTTTCTTTTAATGGAAAAATTTACCCAACAGGTTTGGTAAGAATATACTCACAACCAAAATATGAAACTGTAGATGGGGTTGCTAGGTTAAAGAATGGACCAGTTGAGAAACACGGTAGAGGCCAGTTTGGAACCACAATCTCTAGCCATGAAGCAGGGCTTAGCGACTATTGGTCTAACCCATCTAACAGAAAAGCATGTGTTATGGACTCATCATACCTATTTTCTGATAAAGACATTCCAGCAACTGCAATTGGACCAGCTGGTATTAGTCCATCAATTGCGTCAAAAACTACTGTTAATGGGGTAATAAAGAATTTCCTAAGCTCCTCATACATAACTGAATCAGAGCTTAATGGTCTTAGATCTACACAAACTGGAACCGTTCAATCGTCTGCACTAATCTTGAATGGTCCATCATTTACAACTACAGAAAAGCCCCTAGACTCTGTTACATATGTTCACAAAGCACTTGGAGATCACTATAGACACTTTGGCACTAGAATGAGAATTGTTGGCAAATCAGAAAACAATCTAGATAAGTTTCAAACTCCTATAGGAAGCACACCATATTATTCTGGAATTGGTGTCAATGACTCTACTGTAAACATTGCTGGCTCCTCTGGAGGACTGGCAGTGATGGTAAACCCACAAACAAATGTTGGATATTATTTTGAGCTAATTGCTTTATCAGATACGAAGTTGGAAAATTCTACGAACAACGATATCTACAATATTATTTTTTATAAGGTAAAGCAAAAGAATGGAACCACAGAAGCAATCCCAATAAAATTGTGGGCAGGCCTAACCCAAATTCTAGTAGATAGTGGAACATTTGTTGGACAGTCTAGAATAATTGGCGAAGAAGCTACAACCGTATACGACCTTGCTGTAGAGTATGAAAACATAGGTTCATCAAGAAAGTTCTATCTTTATTTAAATAATAATATTGTTGCCATTGTGGAAGATGATGACCCTTTGCCAATTTATAACAATATGGCACTCTTTGTACGTGGATCTGCAAGGTGCATGTTTGAAAATCTTTATGCAATAACAAACAACTATAGCAGGGACACCTCCTATATTTTGGATACGCCAGTAAATTCTGTTTTTGGCGATGACGAAATTAGCGTAAATGAGTCATTTAGAAAGTACTCCATGAGCGGTATGATTCAATCAACATATCTTTCTGGAATAGCCTCAGCATCTCCGCCAAAGTACAATCTTTACTTTGAGGAATTTGGAACCATCATGAGGGAAGCTGCATATTTTAATGTTCGATATGATAAAGCATATCCAGCACTATATGCCAAGCTATCTCCAACATTTAATAATTTAAAGGGATACACAACATCTGGATTTGTGGCTGGAGCCTATGGTGCAGAGTTTTTGATCTTTAATTCTACAGATACCGCTCTAAGCCTGGACGAATCCAGCGGAAACTATTTAAGAATACAGGGCGTGACATTTACGCAACAGTCTTCAAATGAATTAACTGTAGATGATTATTTTGCAAAGAAGAGTGACTCCTCTAATCCACAAATATCTGGATCGAACTTAGTCTATTCTCCTTTGGTCGCAGAGCAAGAATTTTTAGACATAAAATATAGTCGTGCAACCCATGGCAGAAAAGAGTTTTCTCTAGATGCAGAATATGTTCAGACTAGAGATGACGCAAACTCTTTGATGGGCTGGCTTGTTTCAAAAATTATGAAACCTAGAAAGTCTGTAGGGTTAAAAATATTTTCAATGCCAATCTTGCAACTTGGAGATATTGTAAATATTAGGTACATGAATAAGAAGGGCTTTGACGAAATAGCTTCTGATAACTCTAGGTTTGTGATATATAGCATAGAGTATAATAGAACACCCAATGGACCAGAAATGACCGTATTTTTAAGTGAGGTAGTCTAAGATGGTAGATGCAGTTCCAACGCAATATTTCTTGGAGACCAAGGTATCTCCACCAAGGCCTGCTATTAAAATAGCTACACCAGACCTAATATTAGAAAATAACGAACAAGTTCAAATTGATGTTATGACAGACCTAATCTTTGAAGATATTGGTGGTCAAGAGATAATTAATATTGCTAGAAACGATTCTGTCAATGGGCAAAACATTCGGTATAGCCCAATCAAAAACCTATTGGACATTAACTTTCAATATAACTCTAAAAACATTATATCCCTTGAGAACACATCAGAAACCTTTTTCAATAACTTTCCGATTAAGCTAGATGCCCACATTCCAAATGTTGGTAATGGTCCAAACGGAGAGTATGTTTATATAGATAGTCAAACTGGAAATCTAATTATAAATGTTATAAATATGCAGAATAATGAGCAGGTGGAGGTCCAGATTTTGGCTGCAGGACAGATCCTAGATGATACAATATATGAGGATGAATCATGATAACTAATACTGGCAAAGACATTATTGCAAAATATTTAATTGGACAGGCTCCAGCCTATGCCTCATATATTGCCGTTGGCTGTGGTGCCAGGCCACTAGCCTCTGACGCAACTCTTGGTGATTACTCTGAAAAAAGAAACTTAGATTTTGAAATGTTTAGAGTACCTATTGTTTCTAGAGGATATGTTAATGAAAATGATATATCTAAAGTTGTGTTTACAGCTGAACTACCATCAGAAGAAAGATATGAAATAACAGAAGTTGGAGTTTATTCGGCTGGGTCTAACCCTGCAGTTGGTGCCAACGGTAGCAAAACCATTTATGCTTTTAACAATGAGGCTTGGGAATATCACACCGTAAGCCCAGCACAAGCAATTGCTATTCCAACCATATATGAGCCACTAGACGGAGACTTTAGAGACAACACAATTCATGACGAGGTTGGCTATCCAGCTTACAACAAGCCAGTATTTCAAACAAATGCAGACAATCGAATATTTACTGACGAGGATAGAGTTGCTAGGCATGAAAGATGTAGATTCTTAAATAACATGATTGCGATTGCTGGCAATGATTCAACATTAAACGTTTCTGGCGGTCACCTGTCTCCAACAGCAGGATCAAACCACATACATTTACTTGGTGCAAACCTAGATTTAAATCAGAATGCACCAAATGATGAATTGCGTCTTGCGTTTTCAGTAATCAATAAGGTGGTGGATGGTCCAGATCCAGACAAGGTAAAGATTTTACTAGAGTTTGCATCTACAGATGTTCACAATGAGGCTGGATCGCAATATGCAAGATTTGAGGTAATCTTAGAAAACGGAAATACCCAGGGCAAGCATGATTTTTCAACTAATAGATACGTGGTTGCCAAAAAGCAAATGCAGGAGTTATATAAGAGCACAGGGTTTACCTGGAGCACTGTTGACGTAGTTAAGATTTATGCGTCTGTAGAAAAGAACGGAACTCCATCAGCAGACTACTATGTTTGTCTAGACGCACTAAGGCTTCAAAATCTGTCTTCAGCAAACCCTCTATACGGTTTGACAGGATACTCAGTTATTAGAAATACAGACTCAAGAGCAATCGTAAAGTCAGCAAACACAACTAACTTTATAGAGTTTAGGTTTGCAATGGGAGTGCAGTAATGGCAGATCCTGGAATCAAAAACGTAACAATTTTTAATAATGATCTACCAATTATAAATTCAAAAGTAAAGGGGTATGCTGTCCGATATCGCATCGTGTCTGAGGATAAAAACAGAGTTTCACATTGGTCACCAACACACTATATTGATGCAGGCTATGTCTACCTTCCCCAACTGACTCCAGAAGTAACAAAGTCTGGGAACACCATTTCAATAGTTTGGAATAAGGTTCGGATACAAAAATCTGGCAACCTAATTGGAACAATTAGAGACTATGATATTTGGGTTAAATGGGGCAAGGACGGAGAGGGTGACTGGATTTATGATGGCAAATCAAACATAAATAGCATATCTATGATAATTCCGCCAACATACTCAGTAAATGGTGTTGATCAAGAAGAGCGACCAGACGAACTATCTTTAGAGATTTACCTGGAGAGCGTCCCAGTATCAAGGAGCAACCAGCAGCTTTTGGTCTATTCTCTATCCCAGATTACCGTTTAGTGATATAATATAAGTTATGGCTAAAATTCCACTTCCCCAAAGAGGGCAACCAGTAGATCTTACATATTTGTACGAAATTGCAAATGCTGTTAACAACCTATCAACACAAATATCTCCATCTTCGTATAAGTATGTCACAGTGGATACCCCTACTTCTGGAAAGCAAAATGTTAAGGCATCAGAGGCAAAAATTATTGGTGGGTATATTGAGGTAGCAAACAATAGTACTGTTTCAGCCTCTAACGAAAAAGAGTTTTCGTATGCCATAACTGGTGGAGAATTTAAGTATGCACCAATAGTTACCGCTACCCCAGTTATGATAGGAACTACTGATGCTGGAAAAAGTGCTAGCATAATTTTAAAAAATGTAACAACCTCAAAGGTTGAGGGTGTAGTAAAGTTTAACGTTTCTGGTGATGCCAAGGTAGGAATTAATTTAATTATCATTGGCATTCCAAACTAAGGGAATCATCGTGCCCATTAATAAAAAAGGCAGCATTGAGCAAGAAGGGTACAACTCTGCACCAATAATTCCTGGCAGCAAAAAAGTGTGGTTCTTAAATGGTGACCTTGTTAGAGTTCATCATCACAATAAATCAAATGGCATAATGTCTGTTTATAATATTATTCAAGATAGAATTGAAAGTTGTTTAATTAGTGATTTTAAGAAAAATCGTGAAAGAGCTTTTACTGTTGGAGAAACGGCAACTCTTGTAAATAGACACAAAAAGTATATGCCCAGCCTAATGAAGCGTGGTATTATTCCACATCCCACAGGATCGCAAAAGGGCGGATCAACAGGCTGGCAGGTAAGAAGTTATTATTCAGAGTCGCAAGTTAGAGAAATTCGTGATATACTTGCCTCATATCATATGGGTAGGCCAAGAGGAGACAGGCTTATTACCAATGACATCACTCCATCCAAACAAGAGTTGACAAGGCGTATGGGGGATGGTATACTAACGTATACAAGGACAGAAGACGGAAGATTTATTCCAATTTGGAGTGAATCAATATAGTTAGGAAATGGGTATGGAAGAGACTAAGGTCACTGTATCGCTAGGATATACACTTAATTTGGGTAATTTTCAATCACTAAGAATTGATATAGGCATTCAAGACTCCAAGAGAAATGGAGAAACAACCAACGATGCCTTTGAGCGTGTTTATAAATACGTTGAATCTAAGCTTTCAGAAAAAATTGCTGAGAACCAGGAAAGCTAATGGCAGTAGAACGCAAAGACCGAATGGCTTTGCTTTCTCGCTATAGCAAGCTGCATACAGCTAAGTATAAAGAAAAGCCATTATTAAACCTAAATGTTGAGCAGTGGTCAGCAGATGCTCTTATAGAGTCCTACGGAATAGCATTCTGCTATGATCTGCTAGAATACTATTTTGAAGTTGCTCAGTCTCCAACATGGAAATATTTTGCTAACTATGCAGACAAACTAATTGAAGCAAGAGAAGATTACAAGAAAGATTTACAGGAAAGGGCTGAACGCCGTAAGGCAGCTAGGGTATGGTTAAGTGAATAATACAGAGTCTAAACTAATTTCTGCAGTTCTTGCAGACAAGCAAATACACGTTCTTTTGCAGGCAAATGTTGATACCTTGCTTCGTACCCACAATGATATTTGGAATTTTATAAGAAACTATTCTGAAAATAATGGCTCCTTGCCACCATCCACATTGGTAGTAGAAAAGTTTAGAGACTTTCAGCCAGTTAATGAGGTGGGATCTACAAAGCATCACCTGGAGGAGCTGCAGACTGAATATCTTAATGACAGCCTAAAGGATATTCTTCGTTCTGCTGCAACTGAGGTACAGGGTGGACAAGGCTCAAAGGCACTGGAAGAGCTTATAACAAAAACTTCTGAGCTAAAGAAAAACACTTCTGTCATTAGAGATATTGATGCTACAGATTTAGAATCAGCTGTAGCGTATTACGAAAATGTTCAAAAGCAAAAAGAGCTGGGTCAGCTTGGAATTAAAACTGGCCTAGCAGGTTTCGACAACTATCTTCCTGCAGGAATTATGCCAGGACAGCTTGGTGTGTTTCTGGCTTATCCAGGTATTGGTAAGTCCTGGATGGCTCTATACTTTGCGGTACAGGCATGGAAGCAAGGCAAATCACCATTGGTAATTTCGCTTGAGATGAGCGAGACAGAAGTTCGTAACCGTGTGTTTACAATTATGGGTGATGGACTTTGGTCACATCGTAAACTTAGTGATGGACAAATAGATATAGATGATCTTAAGCGTTGGCACAAAAAGGATTTGTCTGGCAAGCCAGAATTCCACATCATATCTAATGATTCTGGAGGAGACATAACTCCATCAGTTATTCGTGGAAAGATTGATCAATACAAGCCAGATCTAATAATTGTAGACTATCTTCAGCTAATGAGTCCTAATCAGAAATCGGACAATGAAACTGTTCGCATGAAGAACTTGTCACGTGAACTAAAGCTTCTCGCTATTAGTGAAGAAATTCCAATTATTGCAATCTCCTCAGCAACGCCAGATGACGTTACAAAGCTAGACACTGTTCCAACTTTGGGGCAGACTGCGTGGTCTCGTCAAATAGCCTATGATGCTGACTGGGTCCTGGCTCTTGGCCGTGCAACCAACTCAGATATCATTGAATGTGTATTCCGAAAGAATCGTAATGGCTTTATGGGCGAATTCTTAGTTCAGGCTGATTTCGACAAGGGCTGGTACAAATACAAGGATTTTGAAGATAACTAGTTATAATAAAACATGTTTCAACAGAATGTTCACCACAAGCCAATAAAGAAATTCGGTCTTGACGGTGTTATTAATGATGAGTCAAATATTGCCAGGCTCAAAATTGAATATGTACGACTGCTATTGTTAGAGATGAGGCTGTCTGGATATGTCCCAAGATTGGATATTGACCCAGACTTTACAATAAGGTATAATGAACAAAAGAATTACTTTGAATTTAAGTTATCAATACATGGTGTTTATATAGGGAAAAGAAGAATAGAATGCATAGTGGGGATAGACGGAACAACGGTGGTGTCTACACAGCCGAACAGATTAACAGAGTTTTATCTGGGGCAGGCATCTCAATCGAATCTGAAGTAGATTCTGACTATATTATATTCTGTCCTTTTCATAGCAATCACAGATCTCCAGCTGGAGAGGTAGACAAGAGTACTGGAACCTTCTTCTGCTTTTCTTGTCATCACGTTGCAAGTTTGGTAGAGCTTATTATGCATACATCATCTAGGTCTTATTTTGAATCAGTCCGTTTTATTAAAAGCAAAGAGACAGAGTCTGATCTACTGCAAGAGGTTGGAAAAAAGCTACAATCAAAACCAGACTTTATTCAATTTGACCAAGTACTTCTTAAAAGACTAAATCAGCAGGCACTAGAATCCCCTAGGGCAATGCGTTACTATGCAGGAAGATCAATCACGGAAGAGTCTGTAAAAAAGTTCTCTCTGGGGTTTTCTGAGAAGCAAGACATGGTGACAGTCCCTGTTCACTCCCCAGATGGAATGGAAATTGGGTTTGTTGGCAGATCCATAGAGGGTAAGGAATTTAAGAATACACCAGGCCTTCCTAAAGGGAAAACATTATTCAACATTCATAGAACAAAATCATCTAGCAAAGTTTATGTGGTAGAATCATCATTTGATGCCATAAGGCTAGATCAGTGTGGATTTTCTGCCGTGGCTACCCTGGGTGCAAACGTGTCCAGTGCACAAATAGACTTGCTACAAAAATACTTCAATAACATCATTGTTATTGCTGATAATGATGAGGCAGGCGGTAACATGAAAAACCGAATTATTGAAAGATTAGGGTCTCGTGTCACTGTTGTTAAATTAGATAAACAATATAAGGATATTGGTGATATGTCAGATGAGGCAATTAGAAATATAGACTCATCATTTGACAAGTCTATTGCCAGTATGCTACAATAATAAACCGTTACAAAAACAAGGAGAAAAATGAGTATAACTAGAGGGCTAAAAGATATCGGAGCATTAGTCGATAAGCCAAAATATGAAAACACAGGAACAAAGGTACGATGGGTAAAGCTAGCAGATGGACAGTCTGCCAAGATTCGTTTTATTGAAGAGCTTGACCAGGAATCAGCTAACTACAGTGCAGACCGTGGTCTTGCTATCGTAGTTAAGGAACACACAAATCCAAAGGATTACAAGCGTAAGGCCTTGGACACCATGGACACTGAGGGTCGTGACTGGGCAGAAGAGATGCACCGCAAGGACCCCAAGGCAGGCTGGAAGGCTCGTCTTCGTTTTTACTGCAACGTTCTAGTTGATGATGGAACAGAGGAGCCGTACGTAGCCGTATGGTCGCAGGGTGTCTCTAAGCAGTCAGCATTCAACACTCTTCGTGAGTATGCACTAGAGACTGGATCCATCTCAAATCTTGAGTGGAAGATTAAGCGTAATGGGCAGGGAACTGAGACCAACTACACACTCATTCCAATGAAGCCAGACGTAGAACCATTTAAGTGGGACGGCATTGAGCCATTTAATTTGGACACTGTTGTTCGCCATGTGCCATATGCAGAGCAAGAGGCATTCTACCTAGGGTTTGATAGCCCATCTGCAACTTCAAGCAATATTGATTGGTAGTAATAAGTTGATGAGGGTAGCACAACAGCTACCCTCATTTGCTTTACACGTCTTGACAATGTGTCAAAAATATGCAATAATTTTTACAAATAGGTAAACAAGATTAAGGAAAAAATGAGTTACGTAGGTCTTCACGTACATACACACTATAGTTTGTTTGATGGAATTGCAACTCCACAAGAATATGTCGATAGGGCTGCTGCACTAAACATGCCTGCTATTGCAATCACAGACCATGGATCTCTTTCTGGTCACAGAGAAATGTTTCGTGCTGCAAAGGAAAAGGGCATCAAGCCAATCCTGGGCATTGAGGGGTATATTACAAAAGACAGGCTTGACCACGAAGACAAGAAGAGCAAGAACGACCCACTTGACCTTAACTACAACCACCTAATTATTCTTGCCAAAAATGATATTGGGCTTCAAAATCTAAACAAGCTAAATGAAATTGCTTGGACTGAGGGCTTCTTTAAAAAGCCACGCATTGACTGGGAAGTTCTAGAAAAATATAAAGAGGGTCTCATTGTTACCTCTGGCTGCCTATCTGGTGTTTTGGCAAAAGCTATTGAGTCAGACAATCTAGCATATGCGAAGAAGCACATTAAGTGGTGCAAGGATACTTTTGGTGACGATTACTACATTGAGGTAATGCCACACAATCCCCCAGAAATTAACAAGATGCTTTTAGAGTTGTCAGACGAGTTTGGTGTAAAGCCAGTCGTTACTCCAGACTGCCACCACTCCGACCCAGCTCAAAAAGAAATCCAGGAGCTGAAGCTTATCCTTAACTCATACGCAAACAAGACTGAAAAGGATGTTACGTATGAAGAGTCCAAGGAATATGATAACTTAATGGATCGCTTGGACTACTTGTATGGTGCAGATCGACAGATGTCCTTTAATAAGTTTGAGATTCATCTACTATCAAATGAAGAAATGCACCAGGCAATGAGTGCACAGGGCATTGATAGAGAAGACATGTATGAGACAACTCTTGAGATTATGAATAAGATTGAGGAATACTCAATAAAAGATAACCAAGACTTGCTACCAGTTCAATATCAAAATCCAAATGAAGAGCTTGCTAACTTGGCAATGGATGGACTTAGAGAACGTGGCTTAGACAAGAATCAGGAATACCTAGACAGGTTAAAAGAAGAGCTAGAGGTTATTGCAAATAAAAACTTTGGGCCATACTTTCTTGTTGTCCGTAATATGATTTCGTGGGCAAAGAAAGAGGGGATTATGGTTGGTCCAGGTCGTGGATCTTCTGCAGGATCTCTGCTTTGCTACACCCTAGGCATTACTGACATTGATCCTATTCAGCACGGACTTTTGTTTTTCCGATTTATCAATCCAGAACGTAACGACTTCCCAGATATTGATACAGACATTCAGGATTCACGTCGTGAAGAGGTAAAGGATTATCTTGTTAGGCAGTATCGTCACGTAGCGTCTATTGCAACCTTTCTAGAATTTAAGGGCAAGGGAATTGTTAGAGATATTGCACGTGTGCTAAACATCCCACTTGTTGATGTAAACAAGGTATTGAAGCTTGTAGATGATTGGGATGACTATTGCACTTCAAAACAGACAGCTTGGTTCCGTGAAAAGTATCCAGAAATTGAAGAGTATGGAGAACAGTTGCGAGGTCGCATTCGTGGAACTGGTATTCACGCAGCTGGAGTTGTAACTGCTAAGGAGCCTATCTTTAAGTATGCTCCAATGGAGACAAGAACTGCTCCAGGAACAAAAGAAAGAATTCCAGTAGTTGCAGTAGACATGACAGAAGCAGAGCGTATTGGTCTTATTAAGATTGATGCACTTGGTCTAAAAACTTTGTCAGTAATTCAGGATACATTAAAAATTATTGACGGTAGAAGTAGCAGGAAGATTGACCTACACTCAATTAACATGGAAGATGCTAATGTCTATACAATGCTATCTGATGGATATACGAAAGGTGTCTTCCAATGTGAAGCTACACCATACACAAATCTTCTAGTTAAGATGGGCGTTAAAAACTTTGCAGAGCTTGCAGCATCTAATGCTCTAGTTCGTCCAGGTGCAATGAACACTATTGGTAAAGACTATATTGCTCGTAAGCATGGTAAGCAAAACATTAGCTATCACCACGAAGTTATGAAGTCATTTACTGCAGAAACCTATGGATGTGTTTTGTATCAGGAGCAGGTTATGCAGGCCTGTACTGAGCTTGGCGGAATGACCATGGCTGAAGCTGACAAGGTTCGTAAGATCATTGGTAAGAAAAAGGATGCTAAAGAGTTTGACCAGTTTAGGGAAAAGTTCGTAAAGGGTGCATCTAGGTACATCTCTCCTAACTTGGCAGAAGACCTATGGCATGACTTTGAGGCACACGCAGGGTACTCTTTTAACAAGTCTCACGCTGTGGCATACTCAACAGTTTCCTATTGGACTGCATGGTTAAAGTATTACTACCCTATTGAGTTTATGTACTCTCTACTTAAAAATGAGAGTGACAAAGATGCTCGCACTGAGTATTTGATTGAAGCCAAGCGTATGGGTATTTCTATCAAACTTCCACACATCAATGAGTCAGACATTGACTTTAAGATTGAGGGCAAGGGAATTCGTTTTGGACTGAGTGCAATTAAGTATATTTCAGATAACATTGCTAGCAAATATATGGCTGCACGTCCATTTAGCTCTTATGCTGAATTAGAAGAGTTTACCTTTACAAAGGGAAGTGGTGTTAACAGTCGTGCACTCCAGGCACTGAGACTAGTTGGTGCTGCAACTTTTGAGGATAATCCAAGAAACGATGAAGAAATTCGTGAAAACCTATATGAGTATTTAAACTTGCCAGAGTTTAACACATCTATTCCTGCACACTATCATGCCTTTATTAATGATATAGAGGAGTACGAAGAAAAGGGAGTCTTCGTTTTGATGGGAATGGTAAAGAATATAAAACGCAGCAAGGGCTGGTCACGTGTAGAAATTCTAGACAAAACTGGTAGCGTTGGTATTTTTGATGAAGAGCAGACAACAATTGAAAGCGGAAAAACCTATATGGTCTTAGCTAGCGATAATAGAATTGTCTCTGCTGTACCAGTAGACGAGCTTAAAGGTTCTACAAATGGCTTTATTAAATTCTTAAACTACAGAATGTTGCCATATAAAGATGATCAAAAGTTTGTGGTATCATTTAAGCCACGAGTTACAAAAGCAGGTAAAAAGATGGCATCGCTAGTTCTGGCAGATACCGATAGAGACCTGCATGCTGTAACCGTTTTCCCTACAGCTTTTGCAAAAGCATATATGAAAATTGAAGAGGGTAATGCCTATAACTTTACCTTTGGACAAACTAAAGATGGAACTGTCATTATGGAAGACGTTGAAAGCGTCTAACAACTTAATAAGGAATGGAGCTAAAATAATGATTACCGTATATACAAAACCAGCATGCGTTCAGTGTGATGCCACAAAAAGATTGCTGACAAAGCATGGACTAAGCTTTGAAACAATTGACATTACAGAAGACCAGTTAGCCTATGACAAAATCATATCTATGGGCTTTAAGTCAGCTCCAGTTGTAATAACAGACAACGATTCTTGGGCTGGCTTTAATCCAGACAAGATTAATGGATTGGCTGCCTAATATGACAACAATAGAAGAAGCGTTAGCACAACTAGATCCTAAAATAAGAAAAAGGCTTGGTCCAGCGGTTGGCATTAAGACTGAGCTTCAGCCAACACCAAGTCCAGGATTAAACAGGGCATTGGGTGGTGGCCTTCCATATGGTAGACAGGTTCTTTTGTGGGGTAGCAAGTCTAGTGCAAAGTCATCTCTTTGCTTGCAGACCATAGGAATGGCACAGAAAGACGGAAAGCTTTGTGCCTGGGTAGATGCAGAAATGTCTTATGATGAAGAGTGGGCAAAAAAGCTTGGTGTAGATACCACTCAGCTGATTTATTCTGAAGCTAGAAGTATCAATGACATGGTTGATGTGACTGTTGCACTTTTGGATGCAGGTGTAGACCTGATTGTCATAGACTCAATTAGCTCATTATTGCCAGCAGTATACTTTGAGAAAGATTCAACAGAGCTAAAGCAGTTGGACCAAACAAAGCAAATTGGTTCAGAGTCTAAGGACTTGAAGCATGCATGGATGATGATAAATTATGCAAATAATCAAAAGAAGCCTGCCCTTGTTATTGCTATTTCTCAAGCAAGAAATAACATCACAGCAATGTATACGCAATCAGTACCTACTGGAGGAAATGCAACACAATTCTTTTCGTCCACAATAGTTAAGCTGTTCTCGTCTGGCTCTGATGCTCAGGCAATCAAGGGAAAGATTAAGGTTGGAGACAAGCTTATTGAACAAAAGTTGGGTCGCAAGGTTCGCTGGGAAGTTCAAAATTCTAAGACATCTGCACCAGGAGATAGTGGTGAGTATGACTTTTATTTTAAGGGAGACAGTCTTGGAATAGACTCAGTGGGAGATCTAGTAGATACTGCTGAAATGTTGGGTATTGTAGAGAGAACTGGTGCTTGGTACATTCTTCCAGATGGATCTAAGTTGCAGGGTAGAGAAGCTTTTGTTACTCATATCAAGAACGATATAGAGCTTCAAGAGACAATTAGGAACAAGGTCAATGGCGAAGTATAATGTTTACAATGGAGAATTTCCATGCCATACTTGCAAAACTATAGTTACCAGTCTTAGGCAATACCTGGACTCTGGAGAGCTTACTTGGCTTTGTCCTCAGAATCATCTAAGCACGGTAAACCTAAAGCCAGTTAAAAAAACAAAGAAAGACTATGAGCGAGAAAAGCGAAAGTAAGCGAATTAACGCTAAGCAGCATAAAAACTCTGGACGTGGAACCCATAAGGGGGATGCGACCTGGAAAAACTTTACTGTTGACTTTAAAGAGGTTCAGAAATCTTTTACTATCAATAAGGACGTTTGGGCCAAGGCAGTCACAGATGCTATTCGGAATGGAAATGATCCTGCGATCATGGTTGTCATTGGAAAAGATGGAGTTAAGACAAGGCTTGCGGTTATAGAAGCCTCGCTGCTTGAGCAAATTATTGATGGTGTATAATTAAGATATGAAATACGCAGACTTAGTAGCATCTCAGCCATACGTAAGCAATCAGGACTTCAAGCCTTTGGTTGTTTCAGATGTATTATTGCCAGAACAAATATCAGAAATTTACTCCGCAGTTTCTGCTTTACCAGAAAGCCAAACAAGAATTCAGCCCTGGGCTGGGCATAAAATTTGGGACACCAGGTTTTCAAAAGAGATTGAAGACAGGATAACTGCTGTTGCCCAATCTGTTTTGGGAGACATCGTGGTCTTAAATTATGACTATTCTTTTGCAAGATACTCTAGAAAGTTTGGCTATGAGTGTAAGCTATTCCCACACTACGATACTAGAGAAGCACAAAGAATAACCTTTGACATTCAACTAAAGGCATCTGAGCCCTGGGCGGTAGTTGTGGAAGGCGAGCCATTTTACCTAGAGGATAACCAAGGCTTAATTTTTGCAGGAACCCAGCAAATCCATTGGAGAGAAAATAAAACAATAGCTGAGGATGCAGAAATTGATATGATTTTTTGTCATCTAGAGTATGTCAACACATTGCCACTTGATGAGGGGCAGGAAGATATTCTGCGTGAAAGAGCAAGCTTTTTAATGCATGAGTCTGGAATTGGAAATGAGGTAGTTACAAATGAAGTTTGATGAAATAAATGTTGTGGTTAAAGATTTGCTGACTGAGTCAGAAATCAAAGAAATTTATGCAATGGTTGATCAGTCATACAATAAGTTTATTATGCCACATCTAGGTCAGCAAGTATCTGACTTCAGAATGCCTGACTCTGTTATGGAAAAAATTCTTAAAGTTTCTAAAGAGATATCTGGATACGATGATTTAATTCTAGAGGCATATCAGTTTGCTAGATATGAAAAATTTATTAGAGAAGATGGTGTGACATCAATTCCAAAGTTGGCACCACACCATGACACATTCGATCAGCCAAGGTTTACCTTTGACTATCAGCTAGGATCAAATATTTCTTGGCCCATCGTTGTTGAAGGAAATGAATCTGTATTGAAAGATAATGAGGCTGTAACTTTTAGTGGAACTCACCAAGTTCACTGGAGGCCAGAGCGAGAGTGGACTGAGGGCGAATACATGGACATGATATTCTGCCACCTGCATTCTCCAAGTTTTCCTGTAAACTCATCAGAGCACAATGACCTCATGCTTGCCAGAGCAAAAGACTATCGTGAAAAAATTGGAATTGAGTAATAGATGCCAATTGCAAAAATGCATAAATATCTCACTGGATTTGACAGATACAATAAAACTCTACCAATATACATAGAAAAGCCCTTCACAGCCTCACAGGCAGAAGAGCTTCGTAATTCTATAGATTCTATACGTTCACGTCCATTGGCCTCAGAGATCCTGCCAGGTGACAAAGAAGAGTTTACGAGCAGCACAAGTAGGCTGGACCCAAGAATAATGACACATATGTCAAGAATGATTATTGAATTTATTTGTCCAAAATCCATAGAGTCTGTAATGGACTCATACTGTAAGCCAGTCCACAAAGATGAAATAAAGCTTGCACATTACAGCTACATAGACTATAATTTAAAGTACGGTGATGGAAGGTATGAGCCATCACTGCCACCACATATTGACAGTACTGAAAATCTTGTGACATTCAACTATCAGCTTGGTGGCAACATTGACTGGGATATTTACATAGATGGAGAAAAGCATAGCCTTAAAACTGGAGATGCCATAATTTTTAGTGCAGTTAACCAAGTTCATTGGAGACCAAAGCGTGAGTGGAAAGAGGGGGACTTTTTGGAAATTGTAACCTTTGACTATTCTCCACCAACAGATTGGGCTTTTACAGGAGAAGACGATCCAATTGATCCAAACAAATATCCAGAAAAGATGCGAGAATACCTAGAAGAATTGTCAACGAAAAAGCAGTACCAGGATGCATGGAACATGTATAATAGACTTTAACAATAAAAAAGAAAGAAAATAATGCAGCAAGATAAAACAACAATAGAGATGGTAAATGGTCTGGCAGAGATAGCTGACTTCATGAATGATGAAGAGCTAACCCAGGCCCTAACCGTTATTGCAAAGTTAATTATTAAGCCAGACATTCCTATGAATGTTGCTACACTTGAAATTGTTAGACTGCAAGCTATTGCGGCTAAGATGGCATTTCGTGCAACCTGGATGGTTAATGTTGAAAAAGGAAATAGGGAGAAGAAGAACATCTACTTTACCGCACATGAGGCAATCTCTGATCTAGTCTCAGCACTAAAGTATATTGTTCGATAGGGTATATCATGGCTAAAAGTTTATTGAAGCAGGTTATGTTAGAAACCAAAAGGGTTCCTTTTAAGAAAACATTTCTTGATACAGACGCATTGATCCAAAAAATTAATTCTGGATATACTGTAAACAGAACAGAAAAGTTTCAGAAAAAGAATTCTTTTGCACCAAGCACTATCGCATATTCTCATGGAGAATGCCCAAGATACTGGTATCTGGCTTTTGAAGGAGCCGTCTTTCAAGATAATGCAGATGCTTATGGTGCAGCAAATATGACATCTGGTACAAAGTCTCACGAAAGAATTCAGGAAGCTATGGCAAACGTGCCAGGCCTTCTCCTAGATTCTGAGTTTAAGGTGACTTATGAAAATCCACCAATCTTTGGTTTTGGAGATGTTCTTCTTAATTGGGAAGATGCCCCATTGCTTGGTGAGATCAAGACAATGCCACATGAAGGTTTTGAGTATCGTAAAAATGCTGGTAAGCCAAAGACTGGACACCTAATCCAGCTTTTGATTTACATGAAGATACTTAATAAAAACAAAGCAATACTAATTTATGAAAACAAGAATAACCATGAATTGTTGGTATTCCCAATTGAATTAAATGCGTATATGTATGAGTGGGTAGAGAACACATTTGAATGGATGAAGACAGTTCGTGGTGCATGGGAAAAGAAAACCCTGCCAACCAAAAACTATAGATCTAATTCCAAAATCTGCAAGACATGTCCAATTAGGGATGCTTGTGAAAATGCTGGGCTGGGAGACATCGAAATAAAGTCACTGGAGCCCTTGGATGAAGACAAAGCATTGTCAGTGGTGTGACACTCAGTTCGAGACAGATATAACTTATCAGATATACTGCTCTGTGCAGTGTAGAGATTCTGCTACAAAAGAAAAGATTGCAGCTAGATATCATATATCACGTAGGAAAAAAAGAACTGGTAAAGTTAGGCTTTGCAATTCTTGTGGAGCAAGCCTGTCAATATATAATGATGACTCGCTATGTCAAAACTGCTTGATCAATCCAAAGGAAGTGTCTAAAATTTTAAAACAGATTAAGGGACTTGCAAATGGCAGGAATAAAAAAGAGTAGCGAAAAACCTAAAAATATATGTGCAATTGATGCTAGCACTCATAGCTTAGCTTTTGCAATTTTTTCAGACAACAACTTGGTAAAGTGTGGCAAAATTAAGTTTGAAGGGGCTAACGCTTACCAAAAGCTTGGCGATGCTGCAAAAAAGTCTATGCCATTCTTTAAGTTATTTGAAATAGATGCGATTGTTATTGAGCACACAGTGTTTATGAATAGTCCAAAGACTGCATCAGATCTTGCATTAATTCAAGGTGCCCTACTTGGTGCAGCAAAAATTTCTGGAGTATCAACAGCAGGATCTATCAATCCTATTACTTGGCAAAGCTTTATTGGAAACAACAAGTTGTCCGCAAAAGAAAAGCAAGACCTTATGGCTGAGTTTCCTGGCAAATCAAAAAATTGGTATCAGAATAAGTCCAGAGAGATTCGCAAACAAAGAACAATTAAGTTTGTTAATACTTACTATGATAAAGATATAACTGATGATGATGTCGCAGATGCAATTGGTATTGGCCACTACGCAATTAACAATTGGGGAAAGATTGACAAATAAATGAGCAAGCTGTATACTAGTGAGGCATGGTTGAAAAAAAGATACCATGTTGATAAGAAAACTCCACAAGAAATTGCAAAAGAATGCAACACTAGCGTGGAAACTATATACGTATATCTTGCTAAATTTGGACTAAGGAAGTCACGTAGATGAATACAATTAATGACATAAACAGAGTTTGCAACGAAATCAGAGATATGCTGATGAGCAAAAACTTATCTTATGGAGACTCTGCACTAAGCCCTGTAAGAATTTTCTCAAAGGCAGATGCCACTGAGCAAATTTTGGTTAGGATAGATGACAAGATTTCAAGATTTGCCAGGGGCAGAAGCTATCCAGGAGATAACGACATAGATGACCTAATTGGATATCTAGTTTTGCTAAAAATTGCTAAGGGAAGGCTGGCTAGTGCGTAAAAAGGCGGCACAGGTCAAGGAGACATATCTTATAAAGGAAGACTCCATAGAAATCGATGGCTTCTTGATTAGTCGTGGTGATATAATTAAGATCCAGGGTGAGCATGGGGTGAAGTTTAAGTTTCATAGCTTTGTTACAAACTCAGTTTCTGGAGCACAGTGGATCGATTGTTTTGAATTTGTTATGGGAAGATCTTCAGTGTTTAGGTCTTTCTCTCCAGATAGAGTAAAGAGAATACCAGTAAAAAGAAAGAGGGTGGCACGTGTCAACAGAGGAACAGCTAATCCAGCATCTTGATGATGTTAATCGTGTTGTAGAAAAGTATCTTCAGGGAGCTGAGCCAACCCAAATTTCTAAAGAGCTAGCAATGCCTCGTCAAAAGGTAATGCTATATATTAATGAGTGGAAGCAGATGGCTTCTGACAATGCTGCAATTCGTGCACGAGCAAAAGAAGCTCTCGTTGGAGCAGACACTCACTACAACAAACTTATTCAAAAAGCATATGAGGTTATTGATGATGCCACAACTACAGCTAACCTAAATGCAAAAACTTCTGCAATCAAGCTTGTGCTAGACATTGAGGCCAAGCGTATTGACATGCTGCAAAAAGCTGGCCTGCTAGAAAATAAAGAGTTGGCTGAAGAGATGCTTGAGATTGAGCGTAAGCAAGACATTCTTGTAGGAATCCTTAGAGACATTGCTTCTGAATATCCACAAATTCGTGACGAAATTATGAGAAGGCTATCAGCAGTTTCTAAAGAGCAACAGGTGATTACGGTAGTGCACAGCGATGTTTGATGATTTTATAGAAGTCTTAAAAGCTGACATCTTTGAAGAAAAGCCAGTAGACGCTAAGACCTTTGTTGAGGGCGAAGACTATTTGGCACAGCCACCACTATCTGATATTCAGTACGACATTGTAGAGGCCATGAGCCAGATATATCGACTAGAAGATTTGATAGACATTATGGGCGAAGAAAAGGGAAGGCAGCACTATGCAAAGTATACAAAAAATGAAATTATTCTTCAGCTTGGAAAAGGTTCTGGAAAAGATTTTACCTCAACAGTTGCATGTGCCTATATTGTATACAAGCTTTTATGCCTTAAAGATCCTGCACGATATTTTGGTAAGCCTAGTGGTGATGCCATTGATATCATTAACGTTGCGATCAACGCACAGCAAGCGAAAAACGTATTCTTTAAAGGCTTTAAGACAAAGATTGAGAAGTCCTCTTGGTTCTCTGGTAAGTTTTATGCCAAGGCTGAATCAATTGAGTTTGACAAATCTATCACAGTATATTCTGGACACTCGGAAAGAGAGTCACACGAGGGTCTTAACCTTATCTTGGCGGTACTTGATGAGATCTCTGGATTTGCTACTGAAATTGGAACTGGCAATGACCAAGGTAAAACAGCAGACAACATCTATAAAGCCTTCCGTGCGTCAGTAGACTCTCGTTTCCCAGACCTAGGTAAGGTAGCACTGCTATCATTCCCACGCTTTCCAGGAGACTTTATTTCCCAAAGATACGATGCGGTTATTGCAGAAAAAGATTCAGTTACAAAGACTCACAAGTTTGTTATGAATCCAGAACTTCCAGAAGATGCAGAGGGAAATTCTTTAGAGATTCAGTGGGATGAAGAAACAATCATTTCTTATAAATATCCAGGAGTGTTTGCATTAAAGCGTCCGACCTGGGTTGTAAACCCAACAAGAAAAATTGATGACTTTAAGTTAGCGTTTTATACTGATATTGGAGATGCCATGCAGAGATTTGCATGTGTGCCTACCTTTGCCTCAGATGCCTTTTTTAAGCAACAGGAAAAGGTTCGTGCCTGTATGACAATTAGAAATCCAATAGACAGTGCAAAAAGATTTGATGAGACATTCAAGCCAGATCCTGAAAAAACATATTTTGTTCATGCTGACCTTGCACAAAAGCATGACAAGTGTGCTGTTGCAATTGCTCACGTAGAAAAATGGGTATCTGTCCAGGTAATGAGAGATTATGAACAGGTTGTCCCTATGGTAATTGTAGATGCAGTCGTATACTGGGAGCCAAAGATTGAAGGACCTGTAAACCTTTCTGAGGTAAAGCAATGGATTCAAAATTTAAGAAGGCAGGGCTTTAATATTGGAATGGTTTCATTTGACCGTTGGCAGTCATTTGATATTCAGAATGAGCTAAAGCAAGTTGGCATGAGAACTGAAACGGTATCTGTTGCTAAAAAGCATTATGAAGATATGGCTATGCTAATATACGAAGAAAGGTTGGCAATGCCAGCTATTGATTTGTTATTTGAAGAACTAACAGAGCTTAAGATTATGAAAAATAATCGTGTAGATCACCCAAGAAAGCTGTCCAAGGACTTGGCGGATGCTGTTTGTGGTGCTGTCTTTGGTGCAATATCTCATACGTCAAAGCCACAAAACCTTGAGGTAGAGGTTCATACTTTTAGGGACAGGCCTAAAAATCAGCTTGACATGAATGTCAACAATGTGATAAAATATAAACCTATGCCCAAAGATGTGGCAGATTATTTACAAAGATTTGATTTGATATAAATCAAAAACAAAACAAAGGAGAAAAATGACTTCTATTAAGAAGCCTTTAATTGCTATTGCCTCTGCAGTAGCACTAATTGGATCTGTAATTCTTGCAGGTCCTGCTAATGCAGCTACCACAGCACTTACTGTTGCTGGTTCTGCCCCTGCTACAGCTGGTACTTCCTCTGCAACTGCGGTTGCTCTCCCAGTACCTGCTGATAACAGTGTAGATTCTGCTGATGTTCTACGCATCGCATTGTCTAACCTAGTTGCTGGAAGCAATGTTGTAGTTTCTGCAACAAATGCAAGAGTAGTTACTTCAATTACATCTGGTTCTGCTGTTGTAAAGGCAGATGCTGGAACTACTTCAGCAACTATTCCTACTGGTACAGGAACAACTGCAGACATTTATGTATACACCACAACAACTTTGACTGGTACTGTAGCAGTAACTGCAAACAATGCTACTACTACATACTTTGTTAAGGGTAATGCTGGTGCTGCGTACAACCTAGCAGTTGTTGCACCAACAGTTGCCAACCTGGGTGCAGCTGTAGAAGTTACTGCAACTGTAACTGACGTATTTGGTAATGCTGTAACTAACGCTACCATTTCGTCTACAGTTATTCGTGGTACACTAGGTTCATTCTCATACGATGCAACCGATAAGCGTTATGAGGCAACTCTAACTGCTCCTGCTACTGCAGGAAATACAGTGATTGCAAACACAATTACTGCTTCTGCTGTTGCAGGTCTTGCAAAGCCAGTAACTGAGGTTATCTCTACAATTTCTGTAGCAGACCTTTCTGGACAGGTAGCAACACTTAGTGCACAGGTTGCAACGCTAACTGCTCAGTTGGCTGCAGCTGAGGCTAAGGCTGTTGAGAATCGCAAGGCACACAACAAGCTTGCCAGAGAGTGGAACAAGAAGTTCCCACGTGCAAAGGTAAAGCTAATTAGCTCAAAGTAAACAAGATAGACTAGCGAGGGGAGCGGTAGAGATGCCCTCCCCTTTGCTGTCTCTAAATTTTAAAAAGGAGTTAGAATAGATGTCCATACAAATTGTATATTTTTCTAACTATTCGGGAAATACAAAAAGATTTGTGGAGAAACTAAATGGAACTACTACTCGTATTCCTATTGATTGGGATAACTCTAGCCCCACTATTGTTCATAGCGAGTATGTTCTTGTTGTACCCACTTATGGTGGAGGTAGCGAAAAAACTGCAATCCCACGACAGGTTCGACATTTTTTAAATATCGAACAAAACAGAAGCCTATTGCGTGGAGTAATAGGTACTGGCAATACAAATTTTGGAGAGCATTACTGCAAAGCAGCAGATGTGATCTCAGCAAAAACAGGTGTACCTATAATTGCTAGGGTAGAAATATTCGGCACTGATGAGGATGTTAACAAAATAAAAGAGAGGTTAGAATTACTGTATGGATAACTACAGCTATCATGAGCTAAATGCTATGCTCAATCTATATGATGCAAATGGCAAGATTCAGTTCGATAAAGACAAGGCAGCCGCAAAGGCATATTTTCTTGATCACGTCAACCAAAATACGGTCTTCTTTCACTCTATTGAGGAAAAGCTCAACTATCTAGTTGAAAATGAGTATTATGACCAGGATGTTCTAAGCAAGTATAGTCTAGACTTTATCAAAGATCTATTTAAGCATGCCTATTCATACAAGTTTAGATTCCCAACTTTTGTGGGTGCATACAAGTTCTATACTTCATATGCCCTAAAGACTTTTGATGGTGAGCGATACCTAGAGCGTTTTGAAGACCGTGTCGTAATGAATGCACTAATGCTTGCACGTGGCAATGAGGAAATTGCCAAGGATACTGTAGACGAGATTATCTCTGGTCGCTTCCAGCCAGCAACTCCAACCTTCTTAAATGCTGGTAAAATGCAGCGTGGAGAATTTGTTTCTTGCTTCTTGCTGCGTGTGGAAGATAACATGGAATCAATTGCTCGTGCCGTTGCGTCATCCCTTCAGCTATCAAAGCGTGGTGGGGGAGTTGGCCTAAATCTTACAAACGTTCGTGAACATGGTGCACCAATTAAAAAGATTGAGAATCAGTCATCTGGAGTTATTCCAGTTATGAAGATGCTTGAGGACGCATTCTCCTACGCAAACCAGCTTGGTGCTCGCCAGGGTGCAGGTGCCGTTTACCTAAACGCTCACCACCCAGACATCATGCGATTCCTGGATACTAAGAAAGAAAATGCTGACGAAAAGACTCGTATCAAGACCCTAAGCTTGGGTGTAGTTATTCCAGACATCACCATTGAGCTTGCCAAAAATAATGAAGACATGTATCTGTTTTCTCCATATGACGTAGAGAGGGTTCATGGAAAGCCAATGAGCGATGTTTCTGTTACAGAAATGTACCAGGAACTTGTTGATGACCCACGTATTCGCAAGTCCAAGATCAAGGCTCGTGAACTATTTGAGCGGATTGCAGAACTTCAATTTGAATCAGGATATCCCTACATTGTTTACGAAGACACTGTAAATAAAGAAAATCCAATTGATGGTCGCATCAACATGTCTAACCTCTGCTCTGAGATCCTGCAGGTCAACACGCCTACAACATACAATAATGATATGTCCTATAAGGATATTGGCAAGGATATCTCCTGCAACCTAGGGTCACTTAATATTGCCAAGGCCATGGAGTCTCCAGACTTTGGAAAGACTGTTGAGATTGCCATTCGCTCACTCACCTCTGTGTCTGAACAGTCCTATATTGATTCTGTAATGTCAGTAGCTGAGGGCAATAAGAAGTCTCGTGCTATTGGTCTTGGCCAGATGAACCTGCATGGATATTTTGGCAAGGAAGAAATGTTTTATGGTGATGAAGAATCTCTTGACTTTACCAACATCTATTTCTTGACAGTTCTTTACTATGCCCTAAAGGCATCTAACAAGATTGCTATTGAGACTAAATCACCATTTGATGGTTTTGAAAAGTCTAAGTATGCAGACGGATCATTCTTTGATAAGTATACCCAGCAGAAGTGGGAACCAGCTACAGAAAAGGTTGCACAGATTTTTAAGGATGCAAAGATTCGCATTCCTAAAAAGAAGGACTGGGAAGAGCTAAAGGCTTCCGTAATGGAGCACGGTATCTACAACCAGAACCTACAGGCAGTGCCGCCTACTGGATCTATTAGCTACATCAACAATAGCACTAGCTCTATTCACCCCATCGCTTCTCAGATTGAAATTCGTAAGGAAGGAAAGCTTGGTCGTGTTTACTACCCTGCACCATACCTGACTAATGACAACCGTGAATATTTCCAGGACGCATACGAGATTGGTCCAGAGAAAGTCATTGATGTTTATGCTGCAGCAACGCAACACATTGATCAAGGACTATCCCTAACACTGTTCTTCAAGGACACTGCAACAACTCGTGATGTAAACAAGGCACAAATTTATGCATGGAAGAAGGGTATTAAGACTATTTACTATATTCGTATTAGACAGAATGCACTAGAAGGAACAGAGATGGAGGGATGCGTATCATGTCAGCTATAACAAGACCAATCAACTGGAATAAGGTTGAGGACCCAATTGATCTAGAAGTCTGGAATCGTCTTACAGCTAATTTCTGGTTGCCTGAAAAGGTGCCAATCTCTAATGATATTCAGTCTTGGTCTACATTGCGAGACCATGAAAAGCTACTAACTGTTAGGGTGTTCACTGGCCTAACCATGTTGGACACCATCCAGGGTACTGTGGGAGCAATGAGCTTAATGCCTGATGCCATTACACAGCATGAAGAGGCAGTAATTACTAACATTGCATTCATGGAATCAGTACATGCTAAGTCATATTCTAGCGTATTCTCTACTCTTATTTCTACACAAGAGATTGAGGATGCATTCCGCTGGTCTGAGGACAATCCATACCTGCAGAAGAAGGCACAGATTGTTCTTGACAGATATCATGGAGACGATCCACTAAAGCGTAAGGTTGCTTCTACACTACTAGAAAGTTTCTTGTTCTATAGTGGATTCTACCTACCTATGTACTGGTCCTCTAGAGCGAAGCTGACCAATACTGCTGATCTTATTAGACTTATTATTAGAGATGAGGCTGTACATGGTTATTACATTGGCTATAAGTTTCAGCAGGCATATGCTAAATTAGACTGGAATGATCAGAATGAAATAAAGGACTTCACTTACAGCCTACTTATGGAACTTTATGATAATGAGATTAAGTACACTGCAGATCTGTATGACGAAGTTGGTTTGACAGAAGATGTTAAAAAGTTCTTGCATTACAATGCAAACAAGGCTTTAATGAATCTAGGATTTGATGCCCTATTCCCTAAAGAAATTTGTGATGTAAACCCAGCTATCCTGTCTGCACTGTCTCCAAACTCAGATGAGAACCACGACTTCTTCTCTGGCTCTGGTTCTAGCTATGTTATTGCAAAGCATGAAGCAACAGAAGATGAGGATTGGGACTTCTAAAAAATAGTATAGAGAGGGGCATGGCTACGGCTATGCCCTTTTTTATTTATATAATCTAGTATAATAGTACTAGGAAATAACGTTCTAGACACCCCTCCTAGGAAGTGATTTAAATTAAGAATAAATTTTTTAGAGCCTCTGCTGCAATAATTTTATCATTCTTGCCAGTATTTGGCATAGCCGATATGGCGAATGCGAACTGTGTGAATCCAGGTCAGGTGGCTGCTGTAGCAGCTGCCCAACAGGCATCTTCATCTGAGCCAGTAGTTGTAGAAATCAACACCTGTGGTGGAGACGATGTCTCTTATCAGGTCCCACTGTCCGTCAATGTTACCTTTGATGGGGTAAGCTATGACAGAATCTATGCGACAACAAATTCAGTAATCACCTTTGGTAGACCAGACGGTACCTATTGGACCTATCCAAGCACACCATCAATCTCTTTATACTCTTTTGACTGGGTTGTATACCCACAATGGAGGAACGATGAGCACTTAATTATTAGATCTTCTGATGGAGGATTTCAGGTAGATATTTCTGCCAGACCTATTTGGCTACAAAATACACCAGAGCCAACAAATATCGTTATTACAGCTGCTATTCTTTCAGATGGCACGGTAGCCATGGCTTACACTTTAAGTGGTCCAGAATATCCACAGAACAATCCAAGAACTGGTGTACGCCTTAACGATGGGACTGTCGTAGACTTTGAGACATATGGAATTCAGGAAACAGAAGAGACCCCAGAGCTGGCCCCAGAACCAACTACTGAATCACCTTTTGTTCCAGAGCCAACCCCAACACCCACTGAGTCCCCCACAGTATCCCCAGAACCAACACCTACCCCCACAGAATCACCTACAACATCTCCTGAGCCCACACCTACGCCCACAGAGTCTCCAACACCAACTCCACCCCCATCTGTAAGTGCTCCAGTTGTTCCAGAAGGTGCAACAGTGGTTCAGGAAAACTCTAGCTTTTCAGTAGTTGCTCCACAAGGACAAAGAGTTGCAAGCGTTTCGGGATATTATGGAGACCCTAATGATGGAACTCGTGGTCAAGACGTTTCGTCAATTTTATTCGACCTAATTGGTGGATCAACTTCTGCAACAGTTGAGGTCTCAAATACTGTATTTGGAAATGACCCAGCTCCTGGAACACCAAAGGTTCTTATTTTTCTTGTAGTTTATGAGGATGTCCCAGTTGCCCCAACTCCTACACCTGAGCCTACCCCAGAACCTAGCCCTACACAGCCTGAGCCACAGCCTGAGCCACAAAACCCAGTTATAATAGAGCCAGAACCTTTGCCAACGCAAGAACCTGTAGAGGAGCCAACTGTTGAGCCTAGCCCAGAACCAACCCCAGAACCAGAACCAGAGCCATCCATTCCATCTGAGGAAGAGCCAACACCTGAACCTACGCCTAGCGAGGAGCCTTCTCAAGAGCCAGAAGAAACTGAGCCCACTCCGCTACCAGAGCCAGTCTCGCCAGAAACCCCAGAACCCAGAGAACCTGAGTTATCTGTAGAAGAGTCTGTTGAAATAATTGAAGATGCTGCCTCTATTGATCCATCAGCTTTGACTGATGAACAGGTAGAGGAGCTAGTGGAAGCAGCCTTGGCAATATTTGAAGTAGCAGAGCAAGGCTCAGAAGAGTATGAGGCTGCCTTAGATGCCCTTATGATTGCGGCAGAAGCAGATGACTTAGAATTACCACAAGAATTAGCAGCTATACCACTCTTAGGAGATGTAGCTGGTGCTGCATTGGAAGTATTTAACAATGTAGGAAATATTGGTGCAGACATGTCTCCCCAAGTTCGTGAGGATGCGGAAAAAACAGTTATTGCATCAGTTATAGCCGTTCAGGCAGCAGTTAGTGCAGTAGCAACAGCTACTACCGTAACAGCCTCAAGCGGCACCAGGAGGATATAAGATGAAGAAATTCTTCAAAGACATGCTAGATCAAGCATGGACACTTTTGGGTATGTTTGTGGCCTGGGTAGTATTGGAGGGTAGTGCAAAGACAATAGTTGGCTATTGCATTATTGGTACTCTTGGGCTATGGGCAATCACATACCCATTAAGAAAGGACGGTGAGGAATAGCATGAACAGCTATTGCGAACTACAAGAAATAACCAGAAAGACTGACACGCTCAGGTTGAGGTGCCAGGCTATATGAATAACTAAATAAATAACCATTTAGACTAAACCCCACAGAAAGGAGTTAAAATGGACGAACAGGGAGTAGCAGGAGGGCTTGCTACATTAAAGAATGTATTCTGGAGAATACTGGCTGTATTTGCAGCATCTGGACTATCAGTTCTAGGTGCTGGAGCCGTTGTTGGAATTGACCTAATATCAGCTGTATTTATGGCAGGTATTTTGGGTGTTGCGACAGTAGTTGAAAAGCTAGCCAGGGCATTCCTAGAAGATGGAAAGCTAACCATGCAAGAGATCAACGATGCCTTTTCAAAGGTAGACAAAAACTCTAAGTAATTGACTTAGCCCAACCCCTTGACAGTCCCCTCTGGGTCGTGTATAATGATAATACACTAAATCTAGAGGGGACTTTCTTATGACCTGTATAGCTGCCCTAAAGGCCAATGGCAAGGTATATATGGCAGGGGAGCGTGGAGCCTCTACTGATGACACAATCCTACACCTATCAAAGCCAAAAGTCAAGACAGTTGGCCCATACATAATTGGGTTTGCTGGAAGTATGGACGGACAACGACTAACCTACTCTTTCGATCCACCAAAACCACATCCAGACGAAGATCTAGATATTTTTATGAATACTAAATTTATGCGATATCTTAAGGATTTTTATGATGAGTGGTGGGTAGATACATCAAGAGATTCAGAGCTGTCATTACTAATAGGGATTAGAGATAAGCTATATGAGCATAATGCCTCTGACATGTCCTTAAACGAATTTTCTTCTCCATTTACGTGTATTGGCAGTGGTTCGGCATTTGCTATGGGGCATTTGTCTGCAACATCAATGGCCAAGAGTTCCCCAGAAAGTAGGGTAGAGGCAGCAGTTAAAACTGCAATAAAATTTTCACCAACTTGTTCTGGAACAGTTGACATTTTAAGCACATAGGAGTACAATATAACCATGGAAAAAAAAGATGTCATCATTCTTGAAGAGCAAGACATGTGGGAATGGCTACAAATAGGTCTTGACAAAGGTTGGGTTTCTGAACCATTTTGCTACACGCATGATGGTGACCCTTACATGACAGAAGAAGAAGAAAAAGAATGGGAAGATGGCGGAGACCCATGTTCCCCAGTAATTAAACTATTAAATCAATAAAGAAAGAAAAGGGTATGAGAAAACTATTTTCAGTTGTACTTGCTGCATTTCTTGCAGTATCATTCGTAACACCGTCCCAGGCAGAAGAGACTAAGACTCTTGTCATCATTGATAGCTATTTTGATGCATCAAAGATTGATGGCGATGTAGAATCTGTCTGTCTTGCTGTTTCTGGCTGTGAGCTAACACCAACTCCACGCTCTGGATTTTCAGACGCATATAATCATGGAACTGCTATGGCAGAGGTTGCTCTTAAGCAAGACCCAGATATTAAGCTAGTCCTTATTAGTGCTGCATCACTAACTAGAAATCCTCGCACAAATGTTGTAACTATTTCTACTTTAAATGGAAATGACTTTCTCCGTGCACTATCTTATGTAAACAACAGAAATGATGTTGATGCAGTATCATTCTCATACAATCTGTCTGGCCCAAGACCATGTTCTTTGGCAGCCATTGGCGGAGTTAATGTTAGAGTGGTAGATCCACAGATTCGTGCCACAATCTCTACTCTAAAGTCCAAGGGTATTCCAGTGTTTTCATCAACTGGAAACAGAGCAGGAGCAGCTGTAAATTATCCAGCCTGTATTGAAGATGTAAACTCTGTTGGAGTGGGTGACTTAAACAGGCTTGGCAACATCGCTAGTGTATTTACATTTGATGCAAATACAGATTATTTTGCAACTGGATCAGTGTCAAACTATTCATCAAAGATCTTTGGTCTAATTCCAAACACAACTTCTGCTGGAAATGTTGCAGTTGCAGTAAAGTATTTGCTTGGACAACTTGACAGCAAGTTTGTCTCCGTGCTACAATAGTACTGTAGCAATCCTCACTAGCTCAACGGCAGAGCAACGAGCTGTTAACTCGTGGGTTCCTAGTTCGAATCTAGGGTGGGGAGCTAATGGTTCGGCTTGCACCACTCTTCGGGTATAAGATAAAAGCAAGCAAACTTTAATAGCATGGGTAAGGCTTATAGTCAAGCCTATGCTATTTTGGCTTCGTAGCTCAGTTGGTTAGAGCACCACCCTGTCACGGTGGGGGTCGTGGGTTCAAGTCCCATCGGAGTCGCTTTGGTCCGTTGGAGTAGCGGTTATCTCGTCTGCCTTTCACGCAGAAGATCGCCAGTTCGAATCTGGTACGGACTACGCCGCCTTAGCTCAGTTGGCCAGAGCATCCGCCTTGTAAGCGGAGGGTCGTGAGTTCGAATCTCACAGGTGGCTCAGATAGGAAAAATATGTTAATAGTTGGTGGAATAGACATCGGAAATAGAATGGATGTCAGCTCAAGAATTATAAATGCCATTTCACATTTCAGGGTTATTGTGGTTGAAAACATTCATAATTTTAATCGCCTATGCTCTGAACTAGGTCTAGCTCCACGAGCAAAAGTAGTTGAGTATTTTTCTCCTATGGATGCCGTAGAAGAGCAAAATGTAATTGATATGATCATGGAGCACCTTGCTGACGGAGATGACGTTCTATTGCTGTCTGACGATGGCATGCCAGGTATAGCTGATCCAGGTGGATTGCTAATAGATTATGCACATAGAGCTGGTCATAGGGTCTCTGTATTCCCTGGACCATCCATTGTCTCTACCTTACCAGCAGTTCTAGGTGTTGATAGCAGAAGGTTTACATTTGAAGATGAGATTCCATCTGACAAAACTGAAAGACTTCAGCTATTGGAAAAGCTATATGGTGAGGGTAGAGGTGTAGTCTTTATTGTAAAAAATCGCAGAGATGACAATGGGACATTTAAAGAAGTGATAAAGGACATTGCTTCCGTAATACCTAAAGAAAACATTATTGGTTTGGGTGTAAACTTAACCATGAAAAATGAAATGATAATTAAAACAAGAGTTGGCAAGCTATACGATAGTCTAGAAAGCTACAACTTTTCGCAAGAAGATTTCATTTCCCTATATGTGGATTGTAGATAATGGATATATTAACTGATACTAGTTATGATTTTAATGTTTGGTATAACACATACGATCCAAACTTCATTGATATTTGTGCAAGATCAAAGGTCCCAGAAAAGTGGGTATCTTATGACAGAGTTTTGTCAAGCAAGTATAGGGATTCAGTAATTAAGCCAGTCAACAGCTATGCAGAAAATCTTTATCCATTCCCAGAATTAGTAAACATTACAAAAGATACTGCTACTCTAAGACAGCACAACCATGCTGAGATATTGCTAATAGAGGAAGCTGGAAAACTAAAGGCACTTGATAGGCCATGGATAAGACAATTTTATCAGTCTAGCCACAATCGTGAGCCATCTACAGGATGCTTTAGTGATGCCTTCGTTTTTTATGTGCCATGGTTTATTGATGGAGACGCTGATGTGAGCTTTTATAGCTCTCCAGAATCCCCCATCATGGCCTATAGCAAAGAGCATAGGTATGTGACGATTCCCAGTGATACCAAGTTTGTTGAGCCAGCAATGGTTCCATTTAGATTTAAGCGATTTGGAACACATATGGAGTCTGAAAATGTAGGAAAAGTTAAAAGAAAAAGCCCACTTTTCGACATAACCATTAAAGCAGATGATATAATTATAGAAAGAGTTAGGAAATTCTATGAAGAAGAATGTAATTAAGTTTTATCCGTTTAACGAAGCCTCAGCAGAGTTTGCACCACCGCCTATCCCAGCAACCAAAATGGTTCCAGACTGGTACAGGAAGCAACCAGGCATTATCAAAAACGACAATGCATATATTGGTGGTGGCGTTGATGCAACCGTTAAAAAGTGCATGGCAATATTCGATGCAATGACAATGGGCTATTTAATCTTGGCACCGTGTGACATATACGTTGATGCCACAGATCCAGAAAAGCTATCCTACTCTGTTCCAATAAAAATTAAGCAATACCAATCAGATATGTTTGCGGTACACTCTTTTGAGCAGTATGACCACTATCCACTAGATCACAGCATTTATCACAAACAGTTGCTAAGAATTTTCCCATTCTGGTCTGTTGAAACTCAAAAGGGATATAGCTGCATGTACCTACAACCACTACACAGAGAGCTAGACACTCTAGCTATCCCTGGCATTATAGATACAGATGGCTTTGTTTCAGAGGGGCACATGTCCTTTTTGGTAAAGAAAGGCTTTAAGGGAGTTATTAAGCAAGGCACTCCACTAATTCAGGTATACCCATTTAAGCGTGAGTCGTGGACTAGCAGGATAGTCACGATGGCTGAAGCACTAAAAACTTTAACAGTTCAAAGACTTATTCTTCGTAGCAAGTTTATCAACTCATATAAAGAAAATTTTTGGACCAAAAAAGATTATAAGTGATTCCTTTAAAGATAAAATTTATTCCAGCGTTTAAAAATTTTACTGGACATCTTTCTCCACCAGAACCAGCCGTTCGCCACGTTCCAGAGTGGTATAGGTCCTTAGCAAAGTTTGACAAGTCTAACGATGAAATTACGCTTAACCCAGTAAATAATCTAGGAACAGATGGTGCTCAGGTATCAACCAAGATGTGCATGCCGTTCTTTGACGCTATGACAGCTGGATATCAGTATGTATTAGAGGATGACCTGCATATAGATCTGGATGAAGAGGGCAGGCCATTGCTTTGGTGGGAGGGAGATGTCATGCTTGTGGACAAACGCCCAATCGTTGACATAGTTGTTCCAGATAATTGCCACCCAATACACTATGGCTGGAGAATGAACTGGTATTATGAAACGCCACCAGGATATTCAGTTTTAATAACTCACCCAATGAATAGGCACGATCTGCCATTTTATGTTCAATCTGGTATAGTCGAATCAGATATTTGGGGACTTCCAGTTTTTATAGCATTTTTTCTAAAAAGAAACTTTCGTGGAGTAATTCCTAAAGGAACTCCAATTATGCAGATTATTCCATTTAAACGTGATGACTGGGAGCTAGAAGTTGTATCAGATGAATCCGCTATAGATAAGCATGAATTCATGGCAGAAAATAGAAGGTCTATGCTTTTTGGATATTATAAGAAAACCGCTTGGAGAAAAAAGTTTTTTGGTATTTTTGGAAAAAGATTTAAAGATGTGAGTCATGATGACCAGGATTGATGCCCTAGTATATTCTTATAAAAATAAAAACTTAAAGTTAGTTGTGGATGCACTCTTAAATAATACAAAGAGTGATATTTATATTAATGTGTTTGATCAAAATCCTATAGATAGAACTTCTCTTTTTAAAGACCAGAGAATAGACTACGAGTATATATTTTGGGATAAAATTTATAGCCCCAGCGAAAAGAAGGGGGATACTATTAACAGGTCAACCGCTGACTACATCTTGGAGATATCAGATGATTGCCTTCTTTCTGATGGCTGGGACATCGAAATGATAAAGTTGGTAGAGTCTAAAAATTGCGTTGTCTCTGGAAACTCTAATATCAAGCTAGTAAAAAATGGACCATTCTTTTTCTCTACAACAGAAGAAACATCTGGGCAGTCTATCTTAACAAATTATATAGATAAAGATTTTACATTTACTAAAAATAAAATTTGGAAGTCTATACAATATCCATATTTTTTAAAGTATAATGGAGAGGCAGAATTATTAAGTTTAAACTTTTTTCGTGCTGGGTATGATATATATAGTGCACCAGTGCAAACTTATACAAATTTAAATCTTAAGACTTTCGATCGATTGTATGTGCCATTTTCAAAAGATCATAACTACAATATGGTTGTAGACATAATTAATGATGAGTCTATTGACGAGACCAACAACACTCCCAGAACAAAAAAAGACTTTTTTAGGTTCCACGGCATAGATGATTTTAAAATAAAAAGGCTGCCATACTCAACGAATGACGTGCAATATGACCCATATGGCCTTAAGTTTCAAGACATAGATGCCAGAAAGTTTATATCCAAGACAAAGTCTATTTACTGATATAATTGATGCAGGAGAGTATGATGCACAGAATACATATTATTGATAATTTTATTACACCAGAAGATGCTCAAACTTTGATTAATGAGCAGAAGAATCCTTCTCAGGTAAACCCATATCCAGAATACTATAGTGAGCGTTTTGGTGGAACAGCATTCCCATACAACAAAACAGTAATGGACCTACTAATTAAGTATGGTCATAAATCTAATGAGGTTCATAGAGAACAAAATAGTTTTGTGAACCCAATCTATGTTTTTAAGGCATTTGGTTCTTGGTGGCAACCAGGCACCAAGGGTGACCTGCACATTGATGCACAAGATCCAGAGCCATTTATTGAGTGGAGCACAATCATATATCTTAATGATCCTTCAGAATATGAGGGTGGTATTATATACTTCCCCAATCAGGGATTTGAGTATAAGCCTAGACAATACTCCGCAGTATTTTTTCCATCAGCTGGCTCAGAATACATCCATGGAATTACTACGGTAACTTCTGGAACAAGGCATACAGCACTGTATATGCACACTAGTATTCCAAAATACCTAGATCCAGAATTTCATCCAGAAGTAAACAGAAGCATGTGGATGGCACAGCAACACCCATACGTTAGGCAGTAAGTGAAAATATTTGGCTTTAACGAAACCTCGCACGATGCCGCTTTAGCAGTCATTGAAAATGGCAATATTTTATTTGCTGGTCATGCAGAAAGATATAGCAAAGTAAAGAATGACTGGTATACGAATAAAGGACTTTGGCTAAATGCTTTGCGGTTTGGAAATCCCTACGTTATTGCCTATTACGAAAAGCCATATCTTAAAAAGCTTAGACTCTCTTTAAGAGGCGGAGCCTCTGACTGGAAACCAACACACCCTTATGAAAAAAGTTTTAAGCACCACTATTCGCATGCTGCAGCAGGCTACTACACAAGTCCATTTGACAAGGCAGCAATTGTTGTAATAGATGCAATTGGAGAATTTTCAACATCGACTGTTTGGTCTGGAAATGGTGAAAAGATTAAGCTTGTAAAACAGTTTAACTATCCATTGAGTTTTGGGCTGTTCTACTCAGCGTTTACAGAGCTTATTGGGCTAAAGCCAAATGAGCACGAATATATTCTTATGGGGATGGCAGGCTACGGAAATCACTCACGGTACTACAGAAAGATCAAAGAATACTTTCCTAGCATAAATGAACAGAAATATAACTTTCATCAGGGCATTGTTGACTGGGATGAACCAATTGATGACCAGGCAAAGTTTGACATTGCAGCAGCTGTACAAAAAATTTATGAAATAAGATTGCAAGAGTTTATGTGTGAAGTAAAAACAAAATGGCTCCCAGAATATGACAATTTAGTATTTATGGGAGGCTGTGCACTAAATGCCTCTGCAAACACAAAGCTGTGGAAGATTTTTAAAGATATCTGGATTATGCCAAATCCAGGAGATGCTGGTTCATCACTTGGTGCAGCACTGGCCTTGTATGGCAAGCATGCTAAGTGGGAGGGTCCATACCTTGGATATGATTTGGGTGGAGATTACCCAGTAGAAAAAATTTTTAATGAAATAATGAAGAACAAGGTTGCTGCTGTAGCTACTGGTAGAGCAGAGTTTGGTCCACGTGCTCTTGGGAATAGAAGTATTCTGGCAGATCCAAGAGATCCTGAGATCAAAGATAAAGTAAATAGAATTAAAAAGCGTGAACTCTTTAGGCCATTTGCTCCAGTTGTAATGGCTGAACATGCATCTGAGTGGTTTGATATGGACTATGAATCTCCTTATATGCAGTATACCCCAAAGTGTTTAAAGCCTGAGCTGATCCCATCAGTGGTTCATATTGATGGAACCTCTAGGGTTCAAACGGTAACAAGAGAGCAGCATCCTGGATTATATGCAGTATTAGAAAAATTTTACAAGGCAACTGGCGTACCAATACTACTAAATACAAGCCTTAATATCAAGGGGCAGCCACTTTTAAATGATGAACGTGATATCATTGAGTGGGAACAGACATACAGAACAAAAATTATTCGATAGGAGAACGGCTAATGGAATACGAAATACTAGATTTGGGACTAGTTTATTATAAAAATGCAATACCAAGCCCACAATTCATAATAGATACTGTCAACAGTGTAGATAACAGATTTTTGAATGGTGAACACGGAGACAATTACACTAGCGTTAAGCCATGGACTGCCTGGACCTATGGAGACACAACATTTAATTGGCAAAAGTTTTTTCCAGAATCAAAGAATATCAGACCTGATGACTACTATGCGGAAGAAATGAAGTCTGTTTCAGACATGCTGTATTCATCACTAGATGCCGCTTTTGACCACTACTCAAATACCATATACCCATTTGCAGCAAAAAATATTAAAAGTCGTGAACAAAGCATTCATCTATTAAAGTATGAGGAAGGCGGACACCTTCCAGCACACCAAGATCAGGGAGTCAGTAGCCGTGTCCTGTCTACCGTAATGTATCTTAATGACAACTATGAAGGCGGAGAGATTGAATTTAGGCAATCTAATGTTAAAATAAAGCCAGAGGCTGGAAGCATTATATTCTTCCCATCTAACTTTTTGTACGTACATGAGGTGTACGCAATAACAAAGGGGGCAAGATATTCTATGCCACACTGGTACCACAATATGACCAATTTTATCCACTCAAATGGGGACGAATAGTGGTATAATAATCTTGCCAATATAACTTGTGTAAGGGGTTGATAAAATGGCAAAAGCACAATACCCAATTGATGGAAAAAAGGGCAAGGCTTGGAAGATTACAAGTCCGTTCGGATGGAGGGTACATCCCATCGAAAAAATCAAAAAGCATCATAACGGCGATGACATCTGGGGACCTAACCCAAAGATCTATATTGAAGCATGGCATGATGGAACTGTTGTTTATGCAGGACCATCAAAACTAAAGAATGCCGATGGCTCTCTAGGAGGCATTGGTTACTACGTAGATATTCGTTCTAAGATTAATGGCAAGTGGTATGTAACTCGTTCTGGCCACATGGAAAAGGGTAGCCTAAAGGTTAAGACTGGGCAAAAGGTTGAGGCTGGAACTATCCTAGGAATTATGGGAAACACTGGGGCTTCAGCTGGAAGGCATTTGCACTTTGAAATTGTTGAAGGCAAGGTTCACCGCTGGGATCTAAACGGTAAAGGGTTTGTTAGCCCTATTGCCTTTGTTGAAGCTGTAATGGCTTGGGAAAAGCTAAAGGATTCTGCTAAAGATGAAACTCCAGACGATGGTGTTCTTAATGATACTCCTCCAAGCTTAGATGTTTCTAGTCTTGCTGCTAAGAAAAAACCAGGAAAGGGCACAAAATTAGTAAACCCAGTCCCTGGTTTTGGTGGCAAAAAGAAAAAAAGCTAGCTTTATTTTATTTAAGTCTTCTGCTATAATTGTACCTGGAGGTGCGTTATGGCTAAAGCACAATTTCCCATTGATGGGGTTCCAGGCAAGGACTGGAAGGTAACAAGTAAAATGGGCTGGAGAGTTCATCCAGTTAAAAAAACTAAGAAGCATCACAATGGTACAGACATCATTGGAAAAGGCAGCAAAGTTTTTATTGAATCAGCGTTTGACGGTAAAGTAACATATGCTGGACCATCAAAGACTAAAAATTCTGATGGAGAGCCAAGTGGATTTGGCTATTACGTAAAAGTTACAAGCAAGATTAATGGAGAATGGTATAGCCATCTTTATGCTCATCTTGCCAAAGGATCTCTTCAGGTAAAAACTGGAGATAAGATTGAAGCTGGAAAAGTTCTTGGAGTGATGGGGACTAGTGGTATGAGCACTGGTGTTCATTTGCACTGGGAGATTTGGAAGGGTAGCCAGCACGGTTGGTCAGACAATGGTAAGGGATTTGTTGAACCAATTGAGTTTACAAAGTCTGTTATTGCTTCTCAAAAGGCAGCAGGATTTGCTAACGAAGCAACTCCAGAAGATGCCCCAGCTGAAATTATAAAGGTTGAAGCAGCACCAAAACCAGCAGCAAAGCCAGCAGTAAAAAAGGCACCAGCTGCTAAGCCAGTAGCAAAGCAAAAGTCACACAAGGTAGTGTCTGGAGACACCCTAAGCAAGATTGCTGCAAAAAATGGCACTACAGTAGCCGCTTTGACAAAGTTAAATAACATTAAGAATGCTAATTCTATTAGTGTGGGACAGGTAATAAAGCTACCATAATGGCAACTTACGAGTATAAGTGTAAGCTTTGCGATGCCTCTATAACAATCTCTAGAGGCATTGCTGACAAGGAAGAAATTCCTAAATGTTTAGCTTGCAATATTGACTATAGTAGGGTATACTCTTCTTTAGGAGTTACCTTTAAGGGTAGCGGATTTTACAGCACAGACAAATAGGAGCAACGCATGCAAGACGTTGTAGAGCAACAGTGGACGCTAACAGCTAACGATAGATGTGACTATGGGTGTTCTGCCCAAGCCTACGTAAAAGCTACTGGAGTTACTGGAGATCTTTTATTCTGTTCTCACCACTATGAAAAAATCATGAATGATCCTGTTGGATATGAAAAAATGATGAATTTCGCATATGAGTTCTTGGATGAGAGAGAAAGACTCATTGAAAATAGATTGGTCGGAGAAAATTGATTATTCAGATTATTGGTCTACCAGGCAGCGGTAAGACCACATTGGCAAAAGCATTGCTAGAAAAGATAGATGCAATACACTTAAATGCTGATGAAGTCAGAGCAACCATAAACTCTGACCTTGGTTTTAATATTGATGACAGAATTGAAAATGCCAGAAGGCTTGGAGCAATGGCAGAGCTGCTCTCTGCTCAGGGTAGAACTGTTATTGTTGACTTTGTTTGTCCAACAGTAGAAACAAGAAAGGCCTTTGGCTATAGTGACTTTTTAATTTGGATGGATAGAATCGACAAGGGTAGATTTGAAGATACCAATTCTATTTGGCAAAATCCAGCAGTATGTGATCTTAGAATTAAAGATGGTCTTACAATTGATGAAGAGGTTGCCTTAGTAATTAAAGAAGCAGAGCTGTTTGATTGGTCTGCACCTACGACCCTACAGCTTGGTAGATATCAGCCATGGCACGAAGGTCACCAAGCCTTAAAGGATGAGGCACATAAGCGAACAGAACAAGTTTTAGTTGGAGTAAGGAATACATATGGGACTTCGGAAAAAGATCCGCTCACTTATGAAGAAGTTGAACGATATATATATCAGAATAGCGAAGAACGAGTGGGGACCTTAGTTCTCAGGCTACCCAACATTACCAATATTGTTTATGGTAGAGATGTTGGATATAAAATTGAGCACATAGATCTTCCGCCAGAAATTCAAGCTATTTCTGCCACACAAAAAAGGAAAGAACTTGGAATCTAGTCTAAGATCAATAACAAAAGCATTAACTTATAGGTTTTGGCAAAGTGCCAACACCTTCTTGATATCTTTAATAGTTACTGGTAAAATAGAAATGGCTGCAGCTATTGTAAGCATAGAAGTTATAATCAAGATAGTGGTTTATTTCTGGCATGAAAGAATCTGGAGCAAGATTAGATGGGGACTGAAAAAATGATTATTCAAATGTTCGGCATGGATGCTTATGCCAGAAAAGAGATCGGAACAGCTCTCGCATCAGAGCTTGACGCTTGGTACTTGGCAAGCACAGACCTTCCAATGGGTCACACACAGCCTCAGCAGGCACGTTGGCTACGTGTAGTGTCTAAAGTATTTGATAGAAACTATCATGGTGACATTATTACTAGTGGGTACTTTGCTACAGCTGAAGCTAGAGAGCAATACAAGATTGAGCCTGGACGCAAGATGCCAGACTTAGCGATTTATGTAGATACTGTTCCACACGAAGACTTCGATAAAATTCCAGGGTACGTTGAGCGAAAGATTCAGCTTGTAGACAACCACAGTGGAGAAGAATTCCAGGAACTGAATTACTGGGAAGAGCCAGATCCTAGCGAATATGATATTCATATCACATCTCTTGGAACAGAGGATAACAACTCAGTAGAGTATTGGGTTGATGTTATACTAAAAAGAATAAAGGAGCTTAGAAGTGTTTGAGTATTATGTAAAAAATGTTATTAAGGTTGTTGATGGTGACACAATTGACGTTGTTATTGATCTAGGTTTTGATATTAGCTTTACCTCACGTGTTCGTCTTGCTGGCATTGATACCCCAGAGTCTCGTACAACAGACAAGAAGGAAAAGGCCCTTGGTCTAGAGTCAAAGAAGTATCTTGAGACTAGGATTAAGGCAGCCAAGAATATTGTTATTAAGACTGAAAAAATGGACTCATCTGAAAAGTATGGACGTATTCTAGGATGGTTATATCTTGATGGCGATGGCAACTCAGTCAACCATGAGATGATTGAAAAGGGTTATGCTTGGGGATATCTTGGAGACACCAAGGTAAAAGATTTTGATGCACTTGCAAAAGCAAGAGAAAAACACTCTAAGTAATTTAACTAAAGTAGTATAATCTTATCATGGAATTCTTGCTTGGATTTTTTATTGGGGCTACCCTGGTTGTGTTGTCCTATAGGTTTGTGATTAAAAACAGCCTAAATGTAGATAAAAAAATTAAAGTGAGATACTGTCAAAGCCATATAGTCGAAATATTGCGACCGCTTGGCCTTATGCCCCATGCTACTCCTAAAAGGGCTAAAAAGACCCAATCATCCGATTACGAAGATTCTCAATCAGTTCGTGTAGTTATGGTAGATGGCCAGGCTTACTGGATTAGAGACAATGTATTCTACACTGCTGATATAGATGAAAACTACTTAATCAATAATGATTCAACAAGAAGGGTTGACACAATGGGTATGGATAAGGTACAATTGGAGAAAATAATGATTATTGTAGACAAGCTCACGGAAGGGGAAAACCATGATGATCGCAATTCAAGGAACACGTAATTTTGAAGATTACAATGTTTTCCTAAGAGCTATGGGAACAGCCATGTCAACCATGGATTCTGAAGACACAGAAATTAGTATCTTTTCTGCAGGACCTTTTAAAGTTAATGCAATGGCAATAGAGTTTGCAAACATTTCTGAAAGAAGTCTGAAGGCAAGGGGAAAAAAGATCAAGGTCGTAAAGGTACCACCTTCCTGGATTGAACAAAACATTCACAGTATTGATTATTTTGCATTTTTTAGTAAGCCAAAAGAAACTGTTTCTAGTTTAGTAGATTTAGCAGATGCTAAAGATGTAGAGGTTGGTGTATATAGATACTAATTCTTGTATCTATATTAGTAAAAGCAATAGGGGTGTGATTATGCTAATTAATTCACTTGAAAAAATGGAGACCATTGTAGAAAACAATAAGGCTCTCTCTTGGGATGGTTGGACAGTTGTTGAAAACAATTTCAAGGAAAATGGTGTCGTATCTAAAGACGGTGCCTACGTTAATAACAGATGGATTGTACAGAAACGATACGAAGCTACTGTTGACGGCTGGGAGATACCAGATAAGTTTATGAGGTAGCCGTGAAAAACGAATGGAAAGATCACGGCTCTTGTCGTAACTATGACACAAACTTCTTTTTTGATAAATATGAAGAAAGTGTTACCCTAAGACCTGCAATTGATCAACTCTGTAACTCCTGTCCAGTAGTAAGGCAATGCTTTGCTATAGGAATTTCCCAAAAAGAGTGGGGAGTCTGGGGCGGAGTTTATCTTGAAAATGGAGAGATATCTAGAGAGTTTAACAGACATCGAACCAAGGTTGAGTGGGCTGAAAAATGGAAAAACTTAACGATGGATAACTAATGTATACAGATGCAATGAAGATGGCTTTTCACTCAATTACTCCCCCTAAAAATTTTGGGGTTCAGTTAGTTGACAATGAGCATTTTATTAGCGTAAGGGCCAAAGAGGATGCCTTTCTAAGACTTTCTGATCAGGAGAAAAGATACGCAGTGGAATATATGGTTAGGGTTAAAAAGGCTTTAGAAGACAATGGAGCTATCGTATTACTGGTTAGAGAGGGTGGGGCAGAGCTATGATTCTTGACACCATAGCAGTAGCTATACCTTCTTTAATTTGCGTACTTTTGGTAGTAACAGTCTTACAACAAAGAAAGGCTGAGAAAGAGCTTTTAGAAAAGTATGTGAGGGCTGAAATTGAAAAGTCTGTGGTTTTAGAAAAATTAAGAGATGCCCTAACAGAAATTGAAGCCAAGGGCGTTGAGGAATCTGATGGCTTTTTAAAGTTTATATCTGAATCTCGTGACTGGGCCTTTAAATACATTGAGGATGTCCAGGAAGCTCTTTCAGAGTTTGATGCAAAGGTGTCTCCTTATTTTGCTAATAAAATAGCTTCTGATCAAGAGGCCATAATTGCTATCAAAAAGGAATATGAGAAGTTAAAGCAAATGCTTCCAAATGATGTGGTAAACTAATCTTTGGCCATTGGGCTGTGGAGGAAAAATGTTTTCAATTAAAGATTATGCTGAAACGGACACATATAATTATAAGGTTTGCCAAATTTCTTATTGTGAGGAAGAGGCAACAGAGATTTATGAAGACGAGACAAAGGTTATCGATGTCTGCGATCATCATGATAAAATCCTTAATGCCAACAAGTGGACATTATGGTAACGAAAGGCAAAAAAATGAAAAATCAAGTAAAAGCAGCACTAGATTCTTATCTAAGAAATCTGCTTGGTGTTGGATTGGCCCTAGTAACTACTACTATGGCTAGTGCAGGGGTATCCTCTCCACTAGACTTTGGTGTTGCAGAATGGCTAGCAGTAGCCAATGGTCTATGGGCAGCAGCCGTGCCAACTCTGATTCGTTGGGCTAACAAGAAGGACCCAGCTTTTGGTTTGGTAGCTCAGGTTGTAGCGTCTTCTGTATCAAAAAAGATTAGTGAAGAAACTGCAAAGACAACCACAAAGCCATCCGCTGGGACTGGCAAAGTTGCATCAGGTGATTCAAAGAAGACAGCTGCTAAGAAGACAGCTGCAAAGAAGCCAGCAACTAAAAAGTAAATAGCTACACAACAAGACCTGAACAAGTCTTAAAACTGTTCATTTTTTTATTCTTTGTTGGGCTTAACTTTTCCAAATGTTGGGCTAAAGACATATTCAAGGTTTGGCTGATAATATTTCTTAGGATCTAGAAGATCTTGCCTATCCTGTCTTTCATCAAAAGTAATTTCATTAAAGAAGCACACCATTGTAATCCTTGTGCCACTTTTAACTGGATGTACCTTGTGCTCATAGCTATATCCAGAAGGGAACATAAAGAGCTGTCCAGCTTTTGGCTTTATAGTAATGCCAAAATGAATAAACTCTAGCTCTCCACCTTCATAATCATCATTTGGATAATAGACCAAAGATGCTGTTCTGGGCGTGGCAAAAGTATCATCTGAGTGAGATCCAAAAAACTCTCCAGGACCAGTAAACTTTGTAATTCTTAAATCTTCTCTACTTTTTGGATCTAGGTTCCAGTGATAAAGATAAGAGTCAATAACTTCTTCAAGATTTGTGGTAACCTCTGGATCTTCCCATACCCAACATGTACGACTTTTCTTGCCAGTATCTTCGTCTAGATAATCTTCTCGAATCCATTTTCTATTTCCAGGAAGACCTCGTTCCCAGTATTCGTCATTTTCTATTTTATTAAAGAACTCCATGGAGTTTGGCCATACATCGCTATAGATATGTAGGCCAGGAATTGGGGATTCGTATGGAAATGTATTTTCTTTACGGCTTCTAGTTATCTTATTTGCCGCATCTTCTAGGCGTTCTCTGATCATTGGATTCCTTTTGTTATATAAAAATTATAGCATAAAATCTGGTACAATTAGTTGTTCAATACGAAAGGGAACACTATGAAAGAATTAATTTTTGCCACTGCTGATGGTTGTACAGCCTCTGTAGAGGTCCAAGAAAAGGTAGACCTATTTAGCCAGCAGAACCCAGATGTAGTTATTACCAAGCTAAAGGCAGAAGATGACATGGATCTTTTTGCTAGCCTTTCTGGTGGTTGGAAGTTCAATGAGACACCTGCCTTTACAGCAAGAATTGACGGAGAAATTGTTGATAGACACCAGGGTAAGCTATGCGAGGTTAGGCTTGGGAAGATGTTTACTGGCGGAGACTCAGGCAACTAGTAGATAAATCTTTTTGGTTTATTTAATTCTTTTTTGATTTTTCTAAATCTATACCATAGTATTATTTTTTTAATCATCAAAAAGACCTCTTGACTCTATTTCTTCCTTAAAAGATTTGAGCCAATACTCATGTATTAGCCTGCCAGAGTGACCATCTCTTCTCTTTAAATCTCCAGGATTAATCTTTCCATCTGGCCTAGCAGATTGAATATAGCTTTGAACTTCAGAGCTATTCATTCTAAAAAATGATTTTAAAGTTGTAATCTTGTCAATATTCTGACCTTCTAGATAATCCCAGGTAGAGCATAAAAGTTTTACGCCATTAGATTCACAATACTTTTCAAATAGTTTCCAACTTACCAAAAAGTTTATAAAAAAGTCTTTATGGTCTAGCGGAGTAGTTATGTCATTAAAAAAGTTTCGATCTTTTTGTGGTATAACCTCTGTGGGCGGAGCTTTTTGAACATATCTCCATGTTTCTTGCTCTTCTTCCCATTTAAAAAATCTTCCAAGATTTGGTAAAAGTACAAAAAAGTGTGTTGGAAATCCATACTTTTCTACATAAATCATAAAGTTGAGAATTATTTTTTGCCAACCAAAGCCAGAACGAGCTATACTATAAAAGCCATCGATGTCATGTTTATTTTTAATATTTTCGTGAAGCATTTTAGACCAAACTTCTTCTATTGGGCTAGCAATTCCCTCAGTTTCTGAGCAGCCACCAAATAAAATATGATATTTATTGTTGTGAATATCTGTAAAGTCATCACTTCTAAACCATTCATTGTTATATTTATATTTGATTGATCCATCATCATATTTTACATTTTGTAAATGTTCTATTGGGGTAATTGTTAACTCTCTATTGGAGTCTTGCCACTCGTGTCCAAATGCCCAGGTTATATCAAACTTATTTAAAAATACATCCCAAGCTGCAGTACTCTTTGAAAAAATATTTTCAGTTAATAAAAAATCTTTTTGGTTCATAGCTTCCTTAAATATATATCGTAAAAACCAATAGGGTGTAGGGCAAGTGCATCTACAGCCCAACCTTGATTAAAATGTAAGAATTCGTTCACTGCTTGAAAGGTTCCGTATGGGGAGTCTTCAATTACTCCATCATAAATCAAATAGTCATTAAGTCCAACTAGCCCACCACTCTTGACCATTGACGAAACTTTCTTTAATACTTCTCTTATCTCTATTCTACCATTAGTCATGTCTATGTATATATAATCATATCCAGTTTCATTTGGCAAAACTTGTGGGGCAAATCCTTTAATTGTTCTAACACTGCCATATTTTGAAAATAGATCAATGATATATTGCTCATTAGTTTCAGGGGTAAAAAGGAGTTCGTGCTTCATATTGGTACATTTACATTCACCAAATTTACGCCATGACCAGCATTTTAGATCATTGTTAAAGGGGTCAACGAGCACTATTTCTGAGGGGGCTGTTTGCTGGCAGACTAGCTCAGAGTAGTATCCCCAGGCAACACCAATTTCCATATACTTGATGCCAGATGGCAGAGTCTTTATGTATTCCTCACGGCTAGAAAAAATTTTGGCATTGGTTAGCTGGTTCTGATTTATTGGCCTTGCAGGCTCTATCTCACCATCATTGGAGCCTGGGAGTTCTTCATAATCTAAAAACCTTGTTGGTATTTTTGCCATAATTATAGTATATCATGTAGCCATTGATGCTATAATATAACCATGCCATATCATGTTGGAGAAAAAGGATCTTACGGTTGCTCAGGGTACCCTGCCCTAAAAGATGATGGCACCGTAATGGGTTGTCACACGACCAAGGAAGAGGCAGCTAATCAAATTTATGCCATCAATCAGTCTGAGGGCAACATAGACAAAGCTGATCCATGTTGGGATGGGTACACTCAGCGTGGTATGAAGCCAGGAGATAACGGCAGAATGGTTCCTAACTGTGTTCCAGTATCTAAGGCAGATGCTGCGATTACTGAGGGTGACTTCGTAATAGCAATGACATCTGAGGGACCAATTGTTGGCCAAGTAGAACACGTTATGCGTGAGGGTGGAACCTATGGAGAACCAGGCAATCCATATGCGGTTCAGTCTACACCAGAAAATCCAGCGGTAGCTATTAGAATGCTGGAAGAGGATGATGGAGTATATTATTACACACCTTACTCTATTGGTGCACTCATGTCTGATGTAAATAGAATTAACATGCCTAATATTAGTATGGAAGATTACGAAGATGAAAAACTTATGGATAAAGCTGAAGGCTACTCTCCTCCTGCTGGGGCTCGTGCTGCTGCTCGTCGTGCTATCAAGTTCAAAGAAGAAGGTAAGGCCAAAGGAGCAGGAACTGCAGTTGGATGGACAAGAGCTAGACAATTGGCTAATGGAGAGACACTCTCGCTAAGCACTGTAAAGCGTATGTACTCATACTTTTCACGTCACGAGGTAGACAAAAAGGGCAAAGACTGGGGCAACCAGGCTAATCCATCTAACGGATATATCATGTGGCTTGCTTGGGGTGGGGACGCAGGGTATTCCTGGTCTCGTAGAATTGCTCAGCGTGAAGCCGATAAGGCCATGTTCTCTGATTTTGGAAAAGACTACACAAAGTCTTCCAGATTAATTTAGCTTGACATTGCTTAACTAAAATGTTATAATATATATGCCTGCCATTTGGGGGCAATTAACTCGCTTAATATAAGGAGATGATATATATGGTTATTTTTAATGACCCATTCGGAAGCCTTGCTCAGGAATTTG